CGATGTCCCAGGAACTCGCCGACGCCATCCAATTGGCCAAGGACGGCGACGACACGGAACTCCTCCCGTACCAGCCGACCCCCTCCATCAATCCGCCGCGCCCGAGAACTCTTGCCGCTGGTTACGACAAGGATTCTCAGACGCTACGGGTCCGATTCCGGAACGGTCAGGTCTACGGCTACTACAACGTCCCGCCGAATGTGTGGCGTAACTTCCGTCGTTGGAAGTCCCCGGGGCGAGGAATCAATCGCGTCCTGAACGACTACCCCTATGCGCCGGAGCACGATCTCGACGAGCCCACAGGGGACAACTGATTTACCACTTCGGCACGTTCGCCGAATAGGCTCCATGTCATGCCTGAAACCCGTGACATGGGGCCTTTCTTCGCCCACACCGTAAATCTCCAGCCGGGGACGCCCCTCTTTCACCGGGCACCCACTGACGAGATCGAGCCGCCTTACCGGCGCTCCAATTCGCTGATCATCAAGATCTGGCCCGGAAAGGGACTCGTCCTCGGCAGGTGGCGCCAGACATACCGCAAGGAGAGCGACGCCCTTTACACCGCTCTCCAGGGTTACGGGAACGCGATGTCCACCGACGACATTCGCGATCACGCCCACAGATTCGACAGGGACGTGGACGATGCTCTCCTCACCTGAGAACCCCGAAGAAGAGAAGCAGGCCGCTCGAAACCGCGTGGCTGAAATGGCGAGAGATGTAGAAGAGGAGCACGAGGTCCTGTGCGCACTTGGGCTGATGTAAAGCGCGCCCTTCGGGGCGGCGAGGAGAAGGTGGACCCGATCCGCGCGAAGGTCGCCAAGAGGCTCGACCGGCTGCCCTCGGGGGACGTACTCGACTGGGCGGACAGCGTCGGAAGCGGCCTCGCGAAGGCTCTCGACGACTACCGCAAGCAGGCCACGCCGGAGTCGCTGCTGGAGGCCCACCGAGGGGCCCAGAGTCTGCTCGGCGTCCTGGACGTCCTGAGCAAGCGAGAGTCCTGAACATGACGAAGGCCCCCTACCGACGGATCGGCTGGGGGCCTTTCGACGAGGTCTAGGCTGCTTGCAGCTCCTCGTCCTCCTCGTTCTCGACAGCGTCGGCGATGGTCTCCAGGACCTCGGAGCTGAGGGTCGGGGCCGCTGACACCCAGTGAGCAAGCCAGTCGCTCTCGGTCATCATTGCAGGTCACCTCTCTGTCTGCTACCTGTATCTCGTACGGAGTTACGTAGAACTTGGGGTGCCCCAAGTTTGACAGAAGTCCGTACGCCTTGTCTAGGATGTACCCCAGACTGCTGGACAAGGGTAGCTGAAGCTGGGGTACAAGGAGTGGTCAAGGACGAACGTCCTCTGGGGGGATACCTCCGCATCTCGGATGTGGACGTAGCTGATCTTCGACGGGCCGTGAAGGAAGGCAGGCTGACGGCGGAGGAGGCTGCCGAGGAAGAGCGCAAGGCGATCACCAAGCAGAAGGAAGACATCCGCGCCCTCGCCGACAGGTACCACCGCGAGGTCGTCTGGTACGAGGACCACCGGGTCTCGGCCTTCAAGCGCAACGTCCGCCGTGAGGACTTCTGGCGGATGCACAAGGACCTCAAGGCCGACCGCATCGACGGCGTCCTGGCCTACGACATCGACCGCTTCTCCCGCCAGCCGCGCGACCTGGAGAAGTACATCGACGTCTACCAGGACAAGGACGAGAAGGAGGGCAAGAAGCTCATCTTCGACACCCTCTCCGGCCAGAACTTCGACCTCACCACTTCCGACGGCCGATTCTCCGCGCGCCTCTACGTATCCATCGCCAACAAGTCCTCCGAGGATGCCGGGCGCCGCATCAAGCGCGACAACAAATACCGCGCCGAAAAGGGCCGCTACCACGGCGGCCAGCACCCCTACGGCTGGCAGAAGGACGACCGGGACAAGGCAGACCTGGCCGCCAAGAAGATCGTCAACGACGCGATGGACATGTACCTCGCCGGAGACAAGAACTCGACCATTACCGAATTCTTCGTCGAGAAGGGCGTCATCAACGAGGAAACCGGAAAACCCTACACCTGGGCGGGCGTGAAGACGATCATCTTCCGGGCCCGTAACGCAGGGATCCGCATATACCTCGGAGAGCCGCTGTTCGACGCCGATGGCGAATACGTCATGGGTCCCTGGGAAGCGCTTTGCTCCGTCGAGAAGTACGAGGCCATCCAGCACGCCAAGAAGGAGCGTGCGAAGAAGTACGAGCGGAACGTCGTGAGGTACGACACCAAGGTGACGGTCAAGCATTTGCTGTCTCGCATCGTCCGGTGTGGGCGGTGCGGATACCCCATGACAGGTAAGCCTGTGTGGGTCCGGGGGAAGAAGACGGATGCCTTCGCCTACAACTGCAACACGACAGTGAGCCCCGAAGCCTGCGGAAAGATGGGCGTTACCGGTCCGCGCGTTGACGAACTCATCAAGAAGCTGATCTGGAACGTCGTCGAGAAGTCCACGACCCAGAGGCAGATCCCCGAGCAGGTGCACTCCGACTGGACTCCGGAGAAGGAGGCCCGGCTGGTCGAGGTCACGGAGGAGATCGCGGAACTCAAGGCCCTGTGGGACGCTCGGAAGATCAAGGTCACCACCTACACCGTGGCGCTGGACGACCTGGAGGCAGAGAGGAAGGACCTGCGGGCCCTTCGCTCCTACTCCGCCCCGGCGGCCGTGCGGGCCGTCACCCCGGAGCTGCTGAAGGACGGTTGGGACGGCATGTCGATCGAGCGTCAGCGGGTGGTCATCCGCAGCGTGCTCCGGGCCGTCATCGTCCACCCGGCCCGTGAGGGAAAGAAGGGCGGCGCCTTCGACCCCAAGAGGATCGAGCCCGTATTCGCTGCCTGAGAGACAACGAGAAGACCCCCGGCAGCAGCAGCGGCCGGGGGGCTCGTGTTACAGCAGTCCCATCAGTTCCAGGATCTCGTCGGCCTTCTCGGGCTCCAGGACCGGAGCGCGTGCCGTCCAGGCAGCGAGCCAGTCGTCGTCGGCCGAAGGGCCGGAGGTATTAAGCGGGACGGGGAGGGTCTGTGTGTTCGTCATAACGCGTACCGTACTACGGCTTCTCGATTACGTCTATGCAAGCGCCTTGCCGACTCTGCTTGACGCCGATATGCTGAGGCTCGCAGCGAACACCCCGCAACAGGAGGAAGCGTGACCACCGCACTTCGCAGCGCGATCAGCGAGTACCTGGAGATCCGGCGCGCAGGCAAGGCCGACAACACCATGCGCACGGACGAGAGCCTGCTGCCGCGCTTCGCCGACCACGTCGGTGACCTGACCTTCGACGTGCTCACCCCGCAGCAGGTGAGGGAGTTCTTCCACGGCGACGGCGGGCTCATGGACATCCACGTCACCCGCATCAGGGGGCAGCAGCTCCGCGCGGCCGTCGGGCCGACCACCTTCAACCACTACCGCAAGCGGCTGAAGGTCTTCTTCTCCTACGCGCACGCCAACGGCCACGCCCCGCTCGCCAACTACCTCTCGCTCGTCGACCCACTGCCCGAGATGAAGCGGCAGCGCATGCAGCCCTCCCCGGGCATCCTGCTCCAGCTCCTCGACCAGGCCGAGTGCGCCATGCACCGGGCCTACCTGGCCACCGCGATCAACACTGCGTGCCGGGCCAGCGAGCTGGTGAACCTCCGCGTCGGTGATGTCGACTTCGCCAAGAGCGAGGTCTTCGTGACCGTGATCAAGACGCACGAGGAGGACGAGATGCCGCTGACGGCCGACCTGGAGCGCGAGCTGCGGGTGTGGTTCGAGGAGTACGCGGCCCTGCTCGGGCGCCCGCTCCAGGCGGACGACTACCTCTTCCCGGCCCGCTCCGGCAACCAGATCAAGACCCACTACCAGGACCCGCAGACCGGCCGCCGCGTGTACGAGCGCACCCCGTTCGTCTGGCATGCCGACCGGCCGGTGGAGCGTACGGAGAAGATCGTCAAGGCCGCCCTGGCACGGCTGGGCCTGCCCACGCGCTACGAGGGCACGCACACGCTGCGCCGGGCCGTCGCCCGCGCGTACTTCGACCAACTCGCCGAGGAGGTCGGCTACGACGCGGCGCTGCGTACGGTCTCTGCGCTGCTGCACCACTCGTCCATGACGACCACGGAGAGGTACCTGGGACTGTCCACGGAGAAGCGGCGCCGGGACGAGACGATGAAGGGCCGGGCCTTCCTCACCGGGATGGTCTCCCAGCAGAACGTCGTGCCGCTCCGTCCGGCACGTTGACATGACGAAGGCCCCACCGGGAGTGTCTGCCTGGTGGGGCCTTCGTGCTGGGAGGGCAGCAGCCTAGCTGCCGACGCCGAACCCGTACTTCAGGATCATGCCGAGCACCATGATGAACACAACGACGCCTGCGGCCTGCTTGATTCCAGCCCATGAGAAGTCGTGGCCTCCCGGAGGGGTCGACGCGTACTGCTGCTGCTGGGTGTAGAAGTCGTGCTGCTCGCGCGCCAACTGGTGTGCCATGGCGTCCGCCGTTGGGTCGTAGCCCTCCGGCGGGTTCAGCGCGTTACCGACCTGGTGCGTGATGCTTGTGAAGCGGAAGTCGTCGGGCATCAGTCTCCTCCATCCACATACGGCTGTGCCTTGCTCCGCAGCGGAGAGGTCCTGTCCCACACGTGCCAGCGCCCCCCACAGACCGGATCACGGCCGTAGGCTACATCCCCGGGAAAACCGGCCACAGAGGGGCGCTCAGGACTTGGTGCGTCCTTGAGGTTCCGCCCGCACTTGGGGCACTGCTCCGGGTCTCGCATCGGGTACATGCCCATGGGCGTCTCCTTCTCCCTCTTTGCTCCTGGATCTACAGTCTACGCGCTCGTCAAGCTGGTTGTCGATATCGCTTGCGGAGGTGTAGCCTCGGAGGTCAGTAAGCGACTACGGAGGATGTCATGGCCCAGCACGAAGAGGAGCGCACTGTCCACGCGCGGATCCCGTACATGTACGACAAGGAGGTCCATGTCTCCTCCGTGCAGAGTCCGAACGACGGGCTCTTCGGGGACCTTCGTGAGTTCATCCCGAGCAAGGAGTTCTACGGCCGTGGGATCACCTTCCCGCTCTGCATGCTCGACGAGGTAATGAAGGGCATGGAGAGCCTGTGGCAGGCGAACGGTTCGGGTGCGGAGGGTACTCCTACTGACCCCTCGGAGCGTGCGTGATGCCGCAGACGGAGAAGGCGGAACTGACCGAGGTCCGCTGTCGGGGCTGCTTCCGGCTGGTCGGCATCGGCCGCAAGATGGCCAAGAAGGAAGCCCCCATCTACTGCGATGAGCAGTGCTTCTACGACTACCCGGTGTCCTCGACCGAGGCGCGCGACGCGCTGGTGGAGGCCGTCTACTACAAGGGCCGGTACACCTACGAACGGCTCGGCGAGATGTTCGGCTTCACGCGCGCGAGGGCGCAGCAGATTGTCGCGAAGAGAGATGTCCGCAAGGACGCCTGAACCGCTTGTCAAGCCGTAATTACAATCCCATAGTCAGAAACGCCTAATCTCGAATCCGTAATAGAAACGGATTGGGGTTAGGCGTGTCTGTTGTTACGGAGGATGTCGAGCACGACGACGCGACAAGCGACGAGACCGAGGCAGAACGACAGGCCCGGCTCGACACCGAGGTAGTTCTCGACCAGACCAGCCAGCAGTTCGTGGACGAGCTGGTCGCCAAGCTGCTGGTGATCGTCGATGAAGTCTCCGGTCACCCGCTGCGCCCCTACCAGCGCCCCTTCGCGGCCCGCCTGATCGAGTCCCTGATCATCGACGACGGCGCCACCATCACCGCCCTCTTCAGCCGCCAGTCCGGCAAGTCCGAGACCGTGGCCAACGTGGTCGCGGCCTGCATGATCATGTTGCCCCGGCTGGCGAAGATCTTCCCCGACCTCCTCGGCAAATTCCGCGAGGGACTGTGGGTCGGTGCATTCGCACCCGTCGAGGAGCAGGCCGACAACTTGTACGGCCGCATCGTGGCCCGCCTCACCAGTGAGCACGCCCTGGAAATCATGGCGGACCCGGAAATCGACGAGACCGTGGTCGGCAAGGGCCGCTCCATCACCCTGAAGAAGTCCGGCAGCCTCGTCCGCAAACAAACCTGTCACCCGCGCGCCACCATCGAAGGCCGCACCTACCACCTCATTCTCATCGACGAATGCCAGGGCGCCGACGCCAAGATGGTCAATAAGAGCATCGGGCCCATGGGTGCCTCGACCAACGCGACGATGGTATTCACCGGCACGCCCACCTACGAAAAGGGCGTCTTCTACAACCAGATCCAGATCAACCGGCGCGCGGCGACCCGAAGAGGCGGCCGACAGAACCACTTCGAGGCCGACTGGAAGGAAGTCTCGCGCTGGTCCGAGTACTACCGGAAGTTCGTCAAGAAGGAACTCCTGCGCATCGGCGAGGACTCCGACGAATTCAAGTTGTCCTACCGGCTGATCTGGCTGCTCGACAAGGGTATGTTCACCACTTCCGAGCGGCTTGATGAACTGGGCGACACCTCGATGCAGATCGTCCCCGCCTACCATTCCAGCCCGATCGTCATCGGAATCGACCCTGCCCGTAAGCAGGACAGCACGATCGTCACGGCAGTCTGGGTCCGCTGGGACCAGCCCGACGAGTACGGGTACTTCGAACACCGGATCCTGAACTGGCTGGACCTCGCGGGCATGGACTGGGAGGCCCAGTATTTCCGCATCGTCGAATTCGTCCAGAACTACAACGTGATGGCGATAGCGGTCGACGAGGGCGGTGTCGGTGACGTCGTCATATCCCGGCTCAAGGTCCTGCTCCCGCACATCGACATCGTCCCCCTGTCCTCCCAGCGGCCCGAGCAGTCCAAGCGCTGGAAGCACCTAATGGAACTGATGGACCGGGGACACATTTCCTGGCCCTCCCACGCCTACACCCGGCGCCTGAAGTCCTACAAACGCTTCCGCCAGCAGATGGAAGACCTGGAGAAGAAGTTCGAGGGCCCCTACGTGCTCGCCGAGGCCCCTCGCGCGGCCGACGCCCACGACGACTACGCCGACTCCCTGGCGCTCGCCTGTGTCCTCACCAAGGACTACACGATGCCCGAGATCGAGCAGTCCAACTCTCCCTTCCACTAAAGGATCGACATGGCTAACGACTGGTACGGCGACGAATGGGGTTCGGTGGGCTGGACCGCCCAGCAAGCCTCCACCGTGGCAGGCCCACAGACCCCTCCCACGTCCCTCCCGTCAAACTTCACGGCCGTCACGGTCACCGCGAAGTACGTGGACGACGAGGGGAACGCCCTGGAGGGCTCCCTGGTCCGCTTCCGGCCGTCCGTGCAGCGCGTCACCGACGGAGACACCGTCGTGTGGCTGCGAGAGATCCACGGCCGCATCGAGAAGGGCGCGCTGAGTGTCGAGCTGCTGGCGACTGACGTCGCCGGTATCACTCCGGGATTCACCTGGCACGTGAAGGAATGCTTCCCGGGCGGCGCGGAGTACGACATCTCCGTACCGGCCGTCACCGTTTCCCCGGCCAGTCTCTTTTCCCTTCCTCGCGCATAGCGCTATTAACAACGCCTTCCGTAATCCTCCTACGCTGGAGGGTGTTCCCTCGCTATCAGAAGAGGATTACGGAATGGCTGGAAATCTCGCACCCGACCCGCAGTTCCAGGAGCGCGTCGGCACCGTCTATGAGCGCAAGGTTGCCGACAACGCTTCCCGGCGCGGTCCTCTTCGTTTCGAGGAGGGTGTGGCCACCGACACGGACGTCCCGAACGAGTTCACCAAGGGCGCCATGCAGGGCTACATCACCGCCCCGGGTCGGCCGAACCACAATGCGAATGTCTATGAGAAGAGCCCGCAGGAGACCATGGCCGAGCGAGTTCACGTCGGCTCCGCCTCGTGGGTAGAGGCCCCGACCTATCTCGGCGAGTTCTCCCAGGGCTCCTTCACGGACTACGCGACCGTCTCCTACGAAGAGGTCGTGCGAAACGGTCGGCGCTACGAGCGGCTTTCCCCGGCGGTAGTGGACGACTGATCATGGTCGCATTCCACGATCGCCGCAGGGCACCGAAGGCGTCCGTCGATGAGGTGCTTCCCAAGCTGCCCCTCTCCAAGGGGGAAACGGTTGGGAAGCACCTGATCAACGAGCGTTATCTGGTGCGCGGCATTCCCGTAGAGGCCGAGGACGGCTCCAAGTCCCGCCAGTACCTGCTCCACGAGGTCCTGCCCAACGGCAGCGTCGTGCAGCGCGGCGAGGAGCCCTTCGAGAGCCGCCGGGCGGCGAAGAAGACCGCCCGTTCCCTTTCGCCCACGCGCGTCATCGAGATCTAGTCGGAGTCCTTTTCCATGAGCGGTGCAATCTCATTCGCGAGCCCCAGTATGCGGGCTTCGGGATCTGACCTTACGGTCTCGATCTCTCCCCTCGGTCTGGTCGAATTGGCCGACGAGGAGTTTGAGGTGCACGGCCCACGCCTCAATAGGTACAGCCAGAACTTCGCATACTACCTGGGTCACCACTGGGGGTACCGGCGAGAGGCGGGCGAGGCGCAGATCACGTTCAACTACGTGAAGGCGTTCGCCGACTACATCAACAATTTCACGTTCGGCAGGGGCGTTCACTTCAAGAGCGTCAAGCAATACGAACACATCATTCCCGGCCTCCTCAAGAGGGCCTGGGAGGTCGACAACCGCAAGGAACAGCTCCTGTGGGAGATGGGCCAGCAGGGCGGTGTCAGCGGTGACGTGTTCGTCAAGGTCGCGTACGAGCCTGGATTCGAAGACAGCACGGGACAACCACACGCAGGCCGTGTACGCATCCTTCCACTGAACTCCTCCTTCTGCTTTCCCGAGTGGCACCCCCACGACCGCGAGAGATTGATTAGGTTCAAACTCAAGTACCGCTTTTGGTCGACCGGTGAAGATGGGACACGTTCGGTATACACCTACGTCGAGGTCCTCACTGACGACACGATCGAGGAATACCTGAATGACGAGTTGATCGACTCCCGGCCGAACCCTCTCGGCTGCATTCCGGTGGTACACATCGCGAACTCTCAGGTCTCCGGTTCCCCGTGGGGCCTGTCGGATATCGCCGACATCATCAGCCTGAATCGTGAGTACAACGAGAAGGCCACCGACATCAGCGACATCATCAATTACCACGCCGCACCCGTGACCATCATTACCGGCGCGAAGGCGAGCAACCTGGAGAAGGGCCCACGCAAGGTGTGGGGCGGACTTCCCAAGGACGCCTCCGTGTTCAACTTGGAGAATGGCGTGGACATCCAGGGGCCTTTGGCCTACCTGGAGATGATCAAGCGCAGCATGCACGAGATAACGGGCGTTCCCGAAACGGCGCTCGGACAGATGCAGCCCGCGTCGAATACTTCGGGCGTGGCCCTGGCCATCATGTACCGGCCGATGATGTCCCGCTACGACCAGAAGAAGATGCAGTACTCCGTCGGCCTTCAGAAGATCAACGAGTTGGTCCTCAAGACGCTGTTCACCTTCGAGCCCGAGACGCGGCTTTACGACCCATCCACCGAAGGCATCATGAAGGCGGACCAGCCGCCAATCATCGACGTTCTCGACCCGATGGCGTACTTCACCGAGTGCGAATGGCCTGCCCCTCTGCCGGTCGACACCCTCATCAAGTTGAACGAGATCCAGGCGAAGATGTCCATGGGCCTTGAGTCCATGCGCGGCGCCCTCCACGACTTGGGCGAGGAGTTCCCGGACGAGAAGGTGCGGGAGATATTCGAGGAGCAGATCGAGGACGCCAAGCAGCAGGGCGCTCTGCGAATGCTAAAGGCGCAGATAGATTCGAGTATTCTCCAGTTGACGGGAATGCCGCCCCATGGGGCGGAGGCGCCTGCTCCCCAGACTGATGCAGATGGGAACCCCGTCGGTCCTCAGCCTGGTGGTCCGAATCCGGTGACGCTGCCCGGGGGAGTCAACCTCGGTGAAATCACAGCGCCTGAGATTCAGAAGATGACTAACGAAATCGTGACACAGGCGTACGGCCCACGTGCCGGTCTTCGCCGCGACCCGGACAACAGCACCGACTAGGAGTTCGTCGCTCATGACGCTTAATACCTCGGGCATCTCGGTGCCCGCCGACGCGATCCTCGGTTACCGCAAGGACGGCCGTCCGATCCACCCCATCGCAGGTGGTGCTCCGCAGCCCGGCGAGGGTGGCGATACCGGTGAGCCGGTCGTCGTCGTCCCGGCCGCTGTCGTCGAGCCGCCTGCCCCTGTTCCGGCCGAGGTCCGCTTCACGGCGGAGGACATCCAGAAGGCGCGGTCCGAGGAGAAGGACAAGTTGTACAAGCGCCTCCAGGCTCAGGAGGAGCAGATCTCCAAGTTCACGGCCGAGTTGGAGGCTCAGCGCAAGGTGCGCGAGGACGCCCAGGCCGAGCAGGCGCGTAAGCAGCAGGAGGCGGCGGCCGAGGCGAAGCGCAAGGCCGAGGACGAGATGTCGGCCAAGGACCTCTTGTCTCAGAAGGAGCAGGAGTGGAACTCCCGCTTCGCGGAGATGGAGCGCCAGCGCGAGGAGGAGCGCACCCTGTTCGCCAAGGAGCAGGAGTTCAACAACCTCCAGTCCTACATTCAGCGTCGCGTTGGTGAGGAAACCAACGAGATCGCTCCCGAACTTCTCGACTTCGTCGGCGGTAATTCGCCGGAGGAGGTCGAGACGTCTATCGCTACAGTCAAGGCGAAGACCCAGGCTATTCTGGAATCGGTCCAGCAGGCCGCTATTCAGCAGCGTGCCTCCATGCGTGGTGTGAGCCCCACCGGCTATTCCACCACGGGACCGATGGACTCTGATCCGGGCACTAAGTCGTACTCCCTTTCTGACCTCCGCGACATGCCGATGTCGGAGTACGCCAAGATTCGGGGCCAGTTGGGCGTCGGTAATGCCGCCCAGAACCAGCGTGGACTGTACTCGTAATTCGGTCGAGTACCCGTAACTAAGGAAATCCAAGTATGCCAAGCGCGATCACTGGTACCCCGAATCTGTCGGCTTCTCCGACGGCTTACTCGGGCGCCAACAGCACCCTCGGTGCGGCCATCCAGACCATCTGGAGCAAGGAAATCCTGTTCCAGTCGATGCCGATTCTGCGATTCGAGCAGTTCGCCGTGAAGAAGACGGAGCTGGGCGTTCAGCCCGGACTCACGATCAACTTCATGAGGTACAACAATTTGGGTGCCGCTTCGCAGTTGGTCGAAGGCGTCCGGATGCAGACCAACGCCCTGTCGGCCAGCCAGTTCTCGATCACCGTCGCCGAGCACGGCTACGCCGTGGCCGTCTCCGAGTTGCTCTTGAACGCGTCCTTCGACGACGTCATGGCCTCGGCCAGCCGCCTGTTGGGCCGCAACATGGCCCTCTACCTCGACCAGTCCGCGCGCGACACCCTGCTCCAGGCGTCCTCGAAGATCTGGGGCTACAACAAGTACTCCACCGCTTCGGCGATGACCGGCATGGGTGTCTACGGCCAGGGCACGGCGGCCACGTCCACCGACGGTCTGGACGGCACCTTCCACTTCACCTCGGCGCTCGTCAAGGACGCCGTGGAAACCCTCGCGACGAAGAATGTCCCGCGTCTCGGCGAGACCTACGTGGCATTCATCCACCCGCACCAGTCGCGCAAGTTGCGTGACGACCCGGAATTCATTGAGGTCACGAAGTACGCGGCCCCGGGGAACTTCCTTCTGGGTGAAATCGGCCGCCTCAACGACGTCGTCTTCATCGAGACCACGCAGGTCAAGCAGATCCAGAACTCGGGCAGCAAGACGGTCTACCAGTCGATCTTCCTGGGCGACAATGCCTTCGGCCACGCGATCTCCCTCCCGGTGGAACTCCGCGACGGCGGCATCCTCGACTTCGGCCGAGAGCACGCGCTGGCGTGGTACGCCATCTGGGGCCTCGGTCTCATCACCGACCAGGCCGTTCTGATCGCGGAGACCAACTAATTCTTCGGCCCGTTCCGACGGCTTAGTTGGTAGTCGCGCTCACGCGATCCTGACGGTTAGGGGAGCGGTTTTCTGGATTACCAGGACCGCTCCCCTTCCTCGTTAAAGTAGTACCGCTTCAAATACCTGAGACGCACCCGGAGAAAAACATGCCTGCACGTAATGTCGCCCGTCCCGGAGACCTGACCGGTCGCACCAAGGCTGCCCTGGTCAAGGAGCACGCCGAGGAACTGAAGCAGCGCGAGGGGGAGATCTCCCTCATGAACGCGGCTGCCGCCGAGGAGAAGGCGAACACCGTCGTCGAGGTCAAGCCCAAGCAGCCCGATCCGGTCGTCGAGACCGTCGTCGAGGTCGCCGATGCCATCGAGGTCGAGACCCCGATGCGCGAGTTCAGGGTCAACACCTCCCTGGAGAACATGACCTACGGCCACGGCAACCACTACGACTTCGAAGAGGGCGTGCGCTACAAGGCGCCGAAGGCCCTCTACGACCACCTCGATGCCCTCGGCTACATCTGGCACTGACGGTCCAAGGAGACCTATCCCATGAAGACTCCCGCCCCCTCCCCGTCCATGGGTGAGGCGTACGTGCTGGAGAACGCCGAGGGCCACGGAGCCGGACTGGGTCACCTGCCCACCGGCTCCACGGTCGTCGTGGTCGACGTACACCCGGCGGGCACCGCTGGCATCGGCCACACAGGCGAGGACGCCGTCCTGCTCGCGCACGAATTCGACACCCACGTCATCACTGATGACCGCAACCACGCGCCTGGTAAGGCCATCCGGCAGTTCACGCTGCCCGTGCCCGACTTCCTGCGCATGTTCACGAAGGTTGATGCCTGATGGCTGGTACGAACGCCACCTACGCCGGTTACGCGCTCGACTTCCTCACCGGCCGGGCCGTGGCCTACACCGCCCCGCGCTCGACCTACCTGGCCCTGCTGATAGCCGACCCGACTGCGGACGACGGCACCTACAGCATGACCACGCTGCCGGAGGTCGCCACTCCCGGATACGCCAGGCAGCAGGTCGTATGGACGGCGCCGACCGGATCCCCGATGACCACGGGGAACAACGCGCTGCTGTTCTTCGGTCCGTTCACCGCCGACATGACCGACGCTGCGACGTTCGCGGCCCTGGTCACTTCCGCGTCCGGCACGACCGGCGACGTCATCTACGCGTGGCCGATCGACAGCCCACTACAGGCCGCAACGAACGAATCCCTTCAGATCGCCGCTGGCGCACTGACCCTGAACGCCTGATCGGAGTCGCGGAATGGCCACCATTCAGGACCTGCGGTCGCGGGTGCGCAGCGAGCTGGGTGACCGGCTCACGCCGTTCCGCGACACCATCCGAGGCACCGGGGACGTCGCCGAGTACGAACTGAGCGCCAACAACGTCACGGCCGTCGAGGCCGTCAAGGTCGTCGGCACCACGCAGACGGTGCTTAATACCCCGGGCGACTACGCCCTCGACCCACTGAACGGCATCCTCACCCTCACCAGCGCGCTACCGCTGGACGCGCTGCTGCTCGTGTCCGGGCAGTCGTACAGCCTCTTCGCGGACGATGAGCTGGACCAGTACCTCAACGATGCCTTCGCCCAGCACAACCGGGGCCGGACGATCTCCACCCGGTACCAGGACGCCAACGGCTTCATCCGCTACGCCGAGGAGCCGGTGGACTTCGCCACCCTCCCGCCGGAGGAAGACATCATGGTCGTCCTCCTCGCGGTCATCGAGGCGATGTGGGCGCTGGCCACGGACGCGACCACGGACATCAACGTGCAGACCGCCGACGGCACTCACGTCGACCGGGGTCAGCGGTTCGGGCAGTTGCAGACCCAGATCCAGATGCTCACCGACAGGTACACGATGCTGTGTGAGCGGCTGGGTGTGGGCCTGTACTCGATCGAGGTCACCAACCTGCGCAGGGTCAGCCGTACGACCGGCCGTCTCGTGCCCCTCTTCCGTGAGCGCGAGTACGACGACTACTCGCTGCCGCAGCGGATCCTCCCGCCGATCGGGCCGGGCCACCAGAACGACGACGAGTCCGGCATCCCGTCGCAGACGTGGGGCGGGTACTTCTGATGGGCCGCCTGGACTGGAAGCGCAACGGCCGGTTCAACGCGAACTACGAGACCACCGAGATCATGGCGTCCCTGCGGGGGCGCCAGCACGAGGTCGGCGAGATGGTCCAGTACTACCGCTACTCCCACTCCGACCCGGCGGGCGAGGACCTGTACGACGAGGCGACCGGGCAGGGGAAGGTGTTCATCGGCCCCTACCGGATCCCGGCCCTGCACGTCATCCACAACCAGGGCGCCTCGCAGGACACCCCGCAGGGCCTGTACACGGTCGACAACCTCTCCATCACCGCATCGTTCGACTCGCTGCGGAAGATGGGATTCACCGACCAGGACGTCACGCACCAGAAGTACCTGACCGACCGGATCGTCTACGACACCTCGGTTTTCCGGGTCACGTCCATTTCCGTTCTGGGACAGATCCAGAACAGGGACATCATCGTCGGCATCGAATGCGTCCAGATGAAACCGGACGAGCTGGTTAACGACGCGCAGTTCGCACACTGGTCCCAGCCGCTTTAGTGAAGGTCAGCAATGCAGATAACACTTCCCGACGTCGGATCCCCCGCGTGGGGTACGCCGCTCAACACCGCTCTGACGGCGCTTAATACCGGCAAGGCCGACAAGGTCTCCATCAACCCTATGCAGGACTACAGCGCCAAGGGTGACGGAGTCACGGACGACACGGCCGCTATTCAGTCCGCGATCAATGCCCTCGGATCGCAGGGCGGTGAGGTGTTCCTTCCGCCCGGCAACTTCTTGCTGAACGGTTCCAGCCCTCTCAACCTGACCGCGCCGATCACCCTCCGGGGCTCCGGCCACGGTGCGACGACGATTCGAATCGGGGCGGGCTTCACCGGAACCAGCGCCATCACGGTCAGTTCCGACGACTGCATGATCCAGGGCCTCCAGATCCGTGGCGCCTCCTCCACGACCACCTCCAACCCGGCCTGCCACGGCGTGACGGCGACCGGCGTGCAGGAACTCAGGGTCTTCAACACGACCTTCCAGTACGTCAACGGCTACGCCCTGCGGACCTTCGGGACGTCGGGCACCACGCTGCACGGCACCCAGATCAACATGATCAAGATTCAGTCCTGTGCGGGCGGAATCCACGTGAAGTCGGACCCGGCAGCACTCGCCGCCAACGTCCAGATCTCGAACGTGTTCACCAGGTTCCTGGGTGTCAACTCGGGACCCAATGCGAACTTGGACGGATTCAGGATCGAGGATTCCTGGGATGTCCTGGCGCAGAACATCATGCCTTGGATGCAGGCCACCAACGGTGGCACCGGCGCAGCCCTCCGGGTAAGCGGCAACTGCGCCGCCATTTTTATCCAGAACTTGGACGCACTCGGCCCGCAGACTGGGTCGGCCAACGTCGTTGTGGAATCCGGCGCCAACGGGGATCCCCAGAATGTTCAGATCCAGGGCGGCGTAATTCAGCAGGGCCTCGTGGGAATCCTGATCTCTGGGGCGTCCAATCAGGTCAGGGTCCGCAACGTTCGGATTCTGAATAACCAGACGCACAACGTCTCGGTCACTTCGACCGGCTACGGCATCTACTTCGACGAGTGCCTGATATCCCAGGGCGGTGCAGGCGCTACCGGCACCAACTACGACGTCTCGTGGACTGGCACCGCCGAGGGCTTCATCACCGACACTCGTTTCGGATCCGCCGTCGTGGCCTCCGGCACGGCAGGCGTCCAGGGCATCATCAACATCGCCAACGGCACCATCGTGCGCGTGGTCAACGCGAACTTCACGGGGACGGGCACCACTTCCGCCAACTGGTACCCCACCGCGTCGCCGCAGTTCGCCACCCGAGTGGACGGCTCGAACGTCGAGTTCAGCGGCAACATCGACTTCCGGCTTAATACCGCGCGGCTCTCGCTCAGGCCGAACGCCTCCAGTAACAACGTGTTGGCCACCAACGTCAACGGCGCCGACGCGAACGACAGGTTCAGGTTGTTGGGCGACGGCACCCAGCAGATCGGTCCTGGCACCGCCGGGCGTGACACCACGACGGGCCGGGCGGCTACGGGCGTCTGGTACACGGACAAGAACGCGCTCATCGGCTCGGCCACGGCGCTCGGTGACAACGGTGTGGGCGAGATCCAGTTGGCCGATGCTGCCACGGTCCCCACGACCAACCCGGCCGCAGGCTCGGTCATCTACTCCGCGTCCGCCAGTGCGGTGCCGGTGAAGATGCGTGACGTCTCCGGCAACGTGCGAGGACTGGTGCCTGCCTACGCCATCGCGTCGGCCGACCAGACGGTCTCGGTGATCACGCAGACCGCCTCGACCTACTTGGCCGTACCGATCGAGGCGTCGGCGACGTACCTCATGGAGGGGTTCCTGACCATCCAGACGCCGAACGCGGTCAACTTCGTCCACTCCTTCACGGGCCCGAGCGGCGCCGCGATGGTCTGGGGAGACTCCACTGCAACCTCTGTGGCCACCCTTACCGGCACGGACACCTGGTCCGGTAACGGTGTGAACAAGACCGCCATGATCAAGGGCATGCTGACGACCAGCACCACCGCAGGAACGCTCACCGTCACGTTCGCCAGCGGTACCGCAGCGAATAACGCGATACTGCGTTCGGGGAGCTGGGTACGGCTCACCCGTGTTAAGTGATCCGCATAGCGCTTAGCATCTTCAGCAACCTTTTTGAGATCCTGAATGAGATCACAGGAACTGGAGAAGGTTGCTGAAGAATGCCATGGCTCATCAATGAGGACCGCGCCGTTAAGGCGAAACTCCAGGGCCTCACTGTCACCGACGCGAATGCACCGGGCGGCCGACCTGTCCCGGTGCGTTATCGCATTCCCGAGGTGGAGCTGGCGGCGCAGACTTTCCCCCTGATCGTCATCGAGCACGCGGGCATCGAGAAGGCCGACGAGCGCGAGCACCGTGGCCCCGTCTACCTGCCGTACGCCCCAGAGGGCACGACCGGCTGGTGGGCGGAGGGAGACACCTCCTACGACGTCACGGCATCTCCGTACCTCGTCGAGTACCCGATCCCCTTCGACCTGCGGTATCGGGTCATGGTCTTCACGCGCCTCGCCGAGCACGACACCGCACTGGCCTCTTTGATGATGCAGCGCGACCGGCTTCCGGCGCGGTTCGGCTTTCTGGAGATCCCCGAGGACGGGACCGTACGTCGGCTCGATCTTCTCGGCGGCCCCGAGCTGGCCGACACCCGCGACGAGAACGGAAAACGTCTGTTCCGTCGCGAATACCTGATCTCCGTCTCCAGCGAAATGCTGCCGTCCGTCGTCGATGCGTACATCAAGGCGACCAGTGTGGCGCTGGACTTCGAGTACTCCACGGATCAAGTAATCCATCCATGACACGGACCCAGGATTCGTAACCCCAGGAATTCCCTTTACCCAGGAGAAAACCCATGACTGTCTACAAGCGGCCTGGTGTCTACATCTCGGAGACGCTGACCCCGCTCACCCAGACCGTGGAGACGCCGGGCGCGTCCGTCGCGGCCTTCGTCGGCACGAACAAGCAGGGCGGCCCGCTGGCTCCCACGCTGGTGTCGTCCTGGTCCCAGTACGTGGCCACCTACGGCTCCTTCGGGGACACCACCGATCTGCTGCCGTTCGCGGTCTACGCCTACTTCAACAACGGCGGCAACGCGGCCTACATCGTGCGCGCTGCGGCCTCCGATGCGGTGGCGGCCTCCGTCTCGCTGAACGACTCGGAGACAACTCCGCAGGCCACCCTGAAGGTCTCTGCGATATCTTCGGGCGCCTGGGGCAACCAGATCCACATCGACGTCGCCGCGTCCGCGTCCGGTGGTGGCCGGTTCGACCTGTACGTCTACGTTGGCGGTACGACGACGGCCTTCCTGAAGGAGCGCTTCACCGAGGTCTCCCTGAACCCGGCCGACTCCCGCAACGCGCAGGCGCTGATCAACTCCCCGGTCACCGGCTCGTCCTTCATCCAGGTCAAGAGCCTGCTTAATACCACGTGGGACCCGACCCACGCCCCGGCCGCCCAGACCGGCACTGCGCTGGCCAGTGGTTCCGACGGTACGGCCTCGGTCGACCTGGCGACGGCGACCAAGGCTCTGGAGGTCGTCGAGGAGAACCTGGTCCTCAACCTGCCGGGTGTCTCCGACGCGACGGTGCTCAACCCGATCATTGCGTGGGCCGAGACGCAGGGCAGCGTGTTCGTCGTCGTGGACGGCGTGAAGCCCACCAGCGCCGACAACGCCCACTCCTACGCCCTGTCCCTCCAGAACATGTCCACGGGAGGCTCCGCGCTGACGGACTCCTCCTACGCGGCCGTCTACGGTCCCTGGCTGATCGTTAATGACCCGGCGACCGCCGCCTCGGGCTCGGCCCGACTGCTTCCTCCGGGCGGTGCTGTTCTCGGCCAGTACTCCCGCACGGACTCCTCGCGCGGCGTGCAGAAGCCCCCGGCCGGTGTCGACACCGCGCTGCGGGGGGTGCTGGACGTTCAGTTCCGGTTCTCCAACGACGACCAGGACACGCTGAACGTCGCGGGCATCAACGTCATCAAGTCGCTGCCGGGCACCGGCTTCGTCATCTACGGCGCCCGCACCCTGTCGACCGACATGCCGGACCGCTACGTCTCGGTCCGCCGGTCGCTGATGCTGATCAAGAAGGGCATCCTCGACGCCACCCGGTTCGCGGTGTTCGAGCCCAACGACCAGGTCCTGTGGGACCAGGTCAGCGCGGTCATCTCCCAGTACCTGCTGACCCTCATGCAGACCGGAGTGCTGGCCGGATCCACCCCGGAGCAGGCGTACTTCGTCGTCTGCGACTCGTCCAACAACACCGGCACTTCGGTGGCCAACGGCGTCGTGAACATCTCCGTCGGCGTCGCGCTTGAGACCCCGGCCGAGTTCATCGTGATCTCGATCGGTCAGTACTCCGGCGGCTCTTCCGCAACCGAGATCGCTTCCTGAGAGAGGTAACTGACTGATGGCTACGACCACTTCGACCGTCGGACACATCGCCACGGATCCCTTGAGAAACTTCAAGTTTCAAGTACAGATCCAGCACCCCGGCATCAAGGGCTTCGCCCGCATGGGCTTCATGTCCGTTTCCGGGCTGAACGTCACGACTGAGGTGATTCCATACCGTGAGGGCGGTATGAACACTACGACCCAGAAAATGCCGGGCCAGTCGGACTTCGCCCCCATCACCCTTTCCAAGGGTCTCGCGGTCGGCGACTCGCAGATGATGGACTGGATGCGGCAGTTGTTCACTGTCCTCCAGGGAACCGGAAACGGAAAGGCCGGTGCGGAGTTCCGGCACATGATCGACATCAAGGTGCTCGACCACCCGGTGACTTCCGGCTCCACTCCCGCCAAGGCCGCATTCCGCGTCTACAACGCCTGGCCCACGGCGGTTGCCTTCTCGGACCTCGACGCGGGCGCCAACGCGATCATCGTCCAGCAGATGACCCTCGCGCACGAGGGCTTCGAGTTCAAGTTGGCTAACAGCACGGGCTCGTCTTCCGTTAGTTTCTAATAGCGGATTCCCGAGACTCAACTAGGAGCAAAACCAGTGGCTAACGACCTTAATACCGAGGGGTACTCCAACCCCCTTGCGAACCCTGGTGCAGCAAACGCCGCCATCGCGGCGGTACTCAACCAGGGCGGCGAGGTCGCAAAGCCCGAGATCGCTCTCCCGGCAGGTGGTAATTTCCGCCTGCCGGGAGGCTACGTCTTGGGCAACGACTTCCCCAGCACCCGTTACGACGCCGAGGTCCGGGAACTGACCGGCGCGGACGAAGAGGCCATCACCAAGGCCCGCCAGGGCGGCGTCGGCAAGTTCATCTCCACCCTGCTCGCCTCCGGGACAGTATCCGTGGGCGGTGATCAGTCCAGCCCAGTCCTGCTGGCCAACCTCCTGCTCGGCGACCGCGACATGCTCCTGATGGAGATCCGGCGCGCGACCTACGGCGACGAGATCGTCTGGGACCGGTTCTCCTGCATGCACTGCGGCGAGGAGTTCCGCCTGTCCGTCACCCTCGACGAGATCCCCATCCGGCGCCTGGACGACCCCTCCCAGCGCATCTTCGAAGTCGAACTGCGCAAGGGCCGAAAGGCATTCGTCCGGCTTCCCGTCGGCAACGACCAGGACGCAATCCTCGCCGTCGTCGACCGGGCCACCGAGTCCGAACAGAACACCCTCCTGCTTTCCCGCTGCCTCATCTCTGTGGTCGAGGCCGACGGCAGTGAGAATGCCGTCAGCGGAAATCCCGACTTCGCCCGCTCTCTGGGAATCGTCGACCGCCAGCGCATCCTCGACGCGATTGAGAACAAGCAGCCGGGTCCCCAATACAATGGGGTCAAGTTCACGCACGAATCGTGCGGAAAGGAGGTCCCCCTCTTCATTACGGCGGGGGATCTGTTTCAGGGCCTGTAACTACCACGACACGTACTTCGAATACGAGCAACTAGTCGAACTAAGTCCGGCGTGGAGCCTCAGCGAGATTCGCCGGTTGACCGTGCGCGAGCGTCTTCACTGGGTGAAGTGGTTCAGGGCGCAGCGACATAGGCGAATTGCTGAGGCAGAGAATGGCTGAGAGCACAGTGGCGGGGCAGGGAACGCTCCTGGGATGGAACAAGGCCCAGGACGCGATCTCTGCCCTCGGGCGTAACGTCGAGAACCTGAACAAGGGTCTGGCCGACGCCGCGCAGAAGATGAAGACGATCGGCGCGGGGGTAGGCGGGTTCTCCGGCGGCGTCTGGGGCAGCATGGGCGGCCAGCCCTACGGCCCGAGCACCTACAACCAGAGCGTTGCCAACGCGGCCCGAGCCCGGGGCCTGCTCGTCAACGACGTCTGGAACGGCTCCAGCAACTCCTCCAGGTACGCGGGCAACGGCGGCCGGGGAGGCTCCGGGGGCGCCAACATGCCCCGTCTGGGCGGAGGCGCGGCCAACAACGGCGGGCGCCCGCGCTACACCCTCAAGGGCGGCCTCCAGGGCGTCGTCTCCTGGGGCCAGAAGCAGTTGCCCGACCAGGTCGTCATGCAGACGACCGCCTACCAGGCTGCGCAGTACTCCTCCCAGTCCTGGCACACGCTGCGTGACGCGGCCTTCAAGAACAACTTCACCGCCCAGTCCACCCAGGACGCCGCGTCGGCGTACGGCACGATGTCGCAGATGGGCATGTCGCCCGGCTCTGCGAACTTCAACACGAACTGGAACTACGTCAAGGGCACCTCGGGCTACATGAACCCGGGCATGTCCGAGGCGGCGCGAGCGCAGGGTACGGCCGCAGCGTGGAGCGCTTCGACGTACAACACGCTGCGCGGCATGGGCATCCAGACGATCAAGAACGGCACGAAGCAGAGCCCGCGACAGATAGCCCAGCAGATCTACCAGCGGTTCCCGGAACTCAAGCGGGTCAAGACGAACGCGCAGTTGTCGGCGACTCTCGACGACCCGGGCTCGGGCCTGAACCAGTCGCTGAACTCCTGGGGCCTGGACCCGAACACCCTGCAACTGGTCAAGGGCGAACTCAAGGGCATGATGCTCGCGCAGATCCACGGCGGCTCTGCGCAGACGTACGTCAGCCTCGCCAACCAGCGTGACAGCGGCTCCAACCAGGAGAAGAAGAACGCTGCCCAGAGCGCGCTCGGAAAGATGGGCATCGGCGGGTCGACCGCCAACACCCTGATGACTCGCGCGGGCACCCTGCGTAACCAGGACGTCAACACCAACGACGCCTTCACGTCCGGTCTCCAGACCGCGACGAAGTACCTGGACATGTTCTCCACCGCACTCCAGGGCGTCCTGAAGTCGACCGGCGCGGACAGCGTCCTGGGCTTCGCCGGAGGCGCTGGCTCCCTGCTGGGCTCCAGCATCGGCACCGGTATCGGCGCCTACGGAACCGTGCGCGGTCTCAGCATGGCGGGCCGCCTGTTCGGCATGGGCGGAGGGGGAGGCGGTGGCGGAGGTCTGCTCGGCGGCCTTCGTGGCGCCCTGGGTGGCGGTACGGGCGAGGCTGCGGGCTTCGGCGCTGCGGGCGGAATGCTTGACCTGTCCGCAGGCGCCCTGGGCATGGCTGGTGCCTTCGGCATCGGCTCCTACCTGACCCACCACTTCGGCTCGAAGCTGGTCGACAAGTACGTCCACGGCAAGACGGCCAACAAGTGGAGCCACGTCGGCGTGGACGCCGCGTCCGGCGCTCTCGCAGGCGCCGCTGTCGGCTCCGTCGTCCCCGGCCTCGGTACCGCAATCGGTGCGGGCGTCGGTGGCGTGATCGGCGCGGGCATGGGTATCTACAGCAACTTCTTCGGCGGTGACGGCTCCTCGGGCGGGGCGGCTGCCGCCACGGGCAGCAAGACGTCCGGAGCGAAGGCCACGGGTACGCAGGGCGCTGGCAAGACGGCCGCTGCGGTCATCAAGGTCGCCATGAAGTACCTGGGCGTGAAGTACGTCTGGGGTGGCTCCACGCCGAAGGGCTTCGACTGCTCCGGCCTGATCCAGTACTCGTTCCGGCAGATCGGCGTGTCCCTGCCCCGTACGGCCGCGCAGCAGCAGCGGGCGGGCAAGAAGGTCAAACTCAGCGACGTGCGCGCGGGAGACCTGCTCTTCAACGGCGACCCGGCGCACCACGTCGTGATGTGCGTAGGCGGTGGCAAGATCATCGAGGCGCCGCACACGGGATCCGTGGTCCGCATCCGGTCCTTCCGGCCGAGCGAGTTCACCAACGCGGTGCGGATCCTCGGCGCCGTCGGCAACATGAACGACATCGGCAGCGACAGCGAGTCCACTGCCGGGTCCGACTCCAACCGGCTGTCCACCATGGGCTTCGGCGGTGACGTCGGCTCGTACGGCTCGACCGAGGAGGCCGACGCCATCGCGTCCGGCATCTCCTCGTCCGGCACGGTCACCGGCTCCAGCGCAGGGACCAACAAGGACTCGACGAACGACACATCCAACGACTCGATCCCGACCAACATGCCGTCCGGCAACGTCAAGAAGTGGATCAAGACCGCGCTCGGGATCCTGCACCAGGACACCAGCCACAACGAGTCCATCGTCAACACGATGATCCAGTTCGAGTCCAGCGGGAACCCCCACGCGATCAACCGGACCGACTCCAACGCCCGCGCCGGTACGCCGTCCAAGGGCATCATGCAGGTCATTGACCCCACGTTCGCCCGCTGGTCGATCAAGGGGCACAAGGACATCTGGAACCCCGTCGACAACATCATCGCGGGCGTGCGCTACGAGGAAGGGCGCTACCACAGCCTGGACAACGCGCCCGGCATCAAGTCGATGGCGAACGGCGGTAAGTACAAGGGGTACGCGGTCGGCTCGACGAACATCGACGTCGACCAGATGGCACGCGTCCACGCGGGCGAGATGATCATCCCGGCCTACCAGGCAGACGCCATTCGCAAGGTCCTGACCGGGAACAACCCCATGTCCAGCGTCGGCGGGCTTAATACCAAGGGCGCCACGCCCACCCTGAACTTCCACTCCGGTGCGATCACCGTGCAGGTGCAGGGCGTCATGGACCAGCGCGCGGCCCGGGATGCTGCCCAGCAGTTCATGCAGGCCATCGCCGAGGACAACCGAATCAACCTCATCGCGGCAGGGAACTAATGGCTACGCGGATCCAGGACAATGGCACCTTCGACCCTCGGATAACGAAACTCCCCGGTCTTCAGTCACTTGTGGGCGGGGGGAAGAAGTTGAGCCGTGGCTTCATCATTCAGGAGAAGCCGGTCGACGGCGTGCGCTACCGCTGCAATTTCCTTTACAACCCGAGCGTCCTGAACGTTTCGCATTCCGTGAATCCCGCGCTCATGGTGGACGACGACGCCATCAACCCTAACGATGTGACGGCACAGGACCTCCTTATGCCGATGCAGCAGACAGTCCAGTTCAACCTGCTGTTCGACCGGACCTACGAGATGTGGGACCCGTCCCGGGTGTCCGGCGCCGAGAACGTATTCGTACCCGCGCTCGGTGTCGGCTGGGATATTTCCATGCTCTACAAGATAACCGGCATCTCCGCGACCGTAGAGGTGACCGGAGACGGGAAAGACGCCAAGGGCGACTCCTCTAAGTCGTTCCGAAAGGGGCAGTTCAGTTTCGACGCGTCCGGACCCATGCTGTACAACCCGGTCTACCTCGTCGTCGGTGACACCCTGAATTACTACGGCGTCATCCAGGAACTGGACATCCAGTACACCCACTGGACTCAGCAGATGATCCCGTCGCGCTGCCAGGTGTCCATCACCTTTCAGTTGCTTCCTAAGCCGAAGGGCGGAGGAGAATTCGTGTCCTTCGGAAGGCTCCCCGCAGGAATGACCCCGGACGACTTCGCTAAAGGGGCAAACGGAAAGGGCGGACGATGATCTCTGCTGACTCCAGGTACGCAGACTCAAACCTCACGCTGGTCGCCTCCGGGCGCGGCACGAACCTCACCGTTGTGCCCGGCCAGCAGCGTGAGTGGGCGTTCAACTTCACCTACCACCAGTTGAACGGCACCGACCGTATCGACCTGCTCGCCGTGCAGTTCTTCGGGGACGCACGGAAGTGGTGGAACATCGCCGACGCCAACCCCGAGATCCTGGACTGGACCGTCCTGACGCCGGGGCAGATCATCAGGATCCCGAATGCCTGAGCAGAGCCCTGTCACCGACCTGTCCATCTCCGGCAACCGGATCACCAGCACCATCAAGCGCGTCGAGGTCCGCGAGGGCTACGGCACGCACTCCATGGCGATCGTGGACGTGACGACCGGCGCCGCCAGCTCGCCCTACACCGAGCTGGCCCCTGTCGTGCTCGACTACGGCCGCAGCCCCAACGACATCGTCCGCTGGTACGGCTACGTGCACCACTCCAGCATCCTGGCCAGCACCAGTTCCAAGACGGTCACCGCACGCTACGTGTGCATCGGCACCAGCCTGCCGCTGAACATCCAGCGGACCAGGTCGTGGAAGAACGTCAGCCCCACCTCCATCGTCCGCCAGGTCGGCCGCCAGAACGGGCTGAGGACGGTCATCTCCCCATCCGCCCGTAGGCTCACCTACTGGGCGCAGAGCGGACAGAGCGACTTCAAGCTGCTCCAGGACCTGGCGCACGAAGTCGGCTTCCGGTTCTGGGTGGAAGGGACGACGCTCTACTTCCTCGACCCACGGATCCTCCTGCTGGGACAGAAGGCCCAGAACATCCCGGTGTTCTCGAAGAACCAGCAGCCCGGGGTGATGGACACCCTCCGGGAGTTGTCGATCCTGACAGGCACCATGGTTCCCCGCCAGAACGGCACTGCGGGCACCAACAGCATCTCCGGCCTGGACGCCAAGACCGGGCGAGTGATCAAGGCGTCGTCCGCGTCGGACACAGGGGCGGCTGCATTCCTCAATTCCATAACGACTGCTCGGGCCGTCGACAACTACGCGGACGCGCAGGCTCTTATGGAGGCCCGCACGCTCGCCTCGCGTGGCTGGATCACCATGCAGGCTGCCCTGTACGGCACCGCAAAGGTGGCGCCGGGAACCCTTATCGGAATCACCGGCAAATCGGTTTCTACGGAGAATGCGGGCCGGTGGATGGTGACGGGCACCAAGCACATCATCAACCGGGATAAGTCCCACAGCGGTCTGGTGTTCACGACCACCGTGGATGCGGAAAGGGACCAGCCCTACGCGGTAACATTCCGGAGCGATGCGAACAAGCGTTTCAAGTTCGACTCCGTCCCTGCTGTTCTGAGGAACAAGCAGTTCTGGGAATCGAGTCTTCTGGAGGACATCAATGTCGGCTGATCCGGTACTCGGAATGTACCGGGCGAGTGTTGCGAACAATCAGGATCCGCTGAACGAAGCCCGCGTCACTCTGCTCATCCCCCAGGTGCTCGGAAATGCCGAAAGCGCCTGGGCTGTTCCTGCATCCCCAACCAACACCATCCCGCCGATCGGCCAGACGGTATGGGTGCAGTTCTCCGGCGGAGACCTCACCAAGCCGGTGTACAACCCGCTCGGTATCAAGGAGACCCAGGACCAGGTGGACTCCGGCAGGCTGGACACGCTGCCGCCGAAGGAGCCCACTGCGCTCGGCCTGACCACGGTGCAGTACGTCACCCAGGAGGGAGTCACCCGGGCGCGCGTGACGGTGAGCTGGACTCCGCCGACCGAGAACCAGGACGGCACCACCCTCAACGACCTGGCCCACTACCTGCTCCAGACCTCTTATGACAACGCCAACTGGAGCGGCGGACTCACCACGACCGACGATGTGATCCTCCTCGACGGACTTAATACCGGCGTGACCTTCTACGTGAGGGTCCAAGCGGTCGACACCAGTAGCAACGCCTCCCTGTGGGCGGTCGCCAGCATCACCACGGCGTCCTCGTCCAGCCCTCCTCCGGTGCCCTCCGCGCCGGGGGTCGTCGGCGTGCTCGGCGGCCTGCGCGTCACCTGGGACGGGAAGGACAACACGGGCACCGCCATGCCCGCGATCTTCTCCCACGTGCAGGTGCAGCGCGACACCGACGTGAACTTCACGAACCCGGTCGTCGTCGGCTCCTTGCCCGGCCCGGACTTCCTCTACGACTCCGTCCAGAACTACGGCAGCGCCTACAACTACCGGCTGGTGGCCTACTCCAAGGTCGGCATAGCCTCCGCCCCCTCGGTCTCGCACTCGGACACGCCCAAGCAGGCCGGTACCGGGGACCTCGCCGTGAACTCGGTCACCGCCAACCAGATGGCGGTCGGGACGATCACCGCCCAGTCCGGGATCATCTCCTCCATCGACGGCGACCGCGCCACGATCACCAACATCAACGGCAGCAGCATCAAAGCCGACGCAATCAACACCAGCCACCTCGCACTCGGAGCCGTCACCGGCAACCTGGTGACCAACGGGTCCTTCGAGGACACCTCCCGAGCAGGCTGGACCTTCAGCCAGAGCAGCGCCAGCGACGGCTTCCCGAAGATCGAGATCGGACAGGGCACCGCCTCATCGCGGTCCGGCTCCGGAAAGGCTGCACTCGGAGCCAGCGGATCCGGCTGGGCCAAGATCACATCCGACGCATTCGCTGTCGTCGCCGGTTCGACCTACATGTTCCGATACTGGTACGCGGGCAACGGCCACCTCATGGTGACCTTCGAGACCAGCCCTGACGGAACTGTGTGGACGGATCAACTCGCCGGGTCCAACGACGTCACAAACGGTAGTTCCGTATACGCCGAGGACTTCTCCGAGGTAGTCATCCCTACGGGCGCGGTGTGGGCGCGGGTCTCGTTCAAGAACAACAACCCGGCGGGTTACGGACTCACCTCGGGCCAGTACTGGCTCACGGTCGACGACATCGTGGCGGTCCGCGAGGGGTACGGCGCCGTGGACATCACCCCCGGCGGTGTCCGGCTGTACGACTCCTCGGGCAACCTCAACACTGAGTTGAACTCGGCCAACTCCTACGCGACCTTCGCCGGAGGTGCAGCCTCCATCAACCCGGCGGGCAACGGCACCTTCAACTCTCTGTGGACCCCGCAGCGGCCCGCTGGTGCGGCCGACGACGATCCCACCGGACAGATCTGGTACCAGGGCCAGGAACTGGGATCCCTACTGTGGAACATGCCGTGGGGCGTGGTCGCCTACGAGCGGGGCTGGACGAACAAGCCGAGCACCACCACCTTCTACACGAGCGAGTCCGGCATCATCGAGCTGGACTTCACGGCCGTCGAGGGCCGCATGTACCGCATCCGCGCGCAGTCGGTCTTCGAGTTCGACGGGGGCGCCTCGGCCTCTCCTGTCTCCATGGGTCAAACCCTGCGCGGGTCCGGGACCACCAGCAGCGTCAACGGCTGCACGATCCTCACCCCCAACGGAGCCAGCCCCACCATCACCGACTGGACCTTCGGCCGGTCCTACAGCCTCGGCATCGACGGCATCGGCACAGACATGTACGCCTCCGTCGAGGCGTACATGGTGTGCTCTGCGGACGCGGGTGGCCTCTACGCTTCGACGTCCGCCCTGGCCCCCGGGGATCACCGGATCTTGTGGACTGGCTTCATCCACCACGGCACGGCGACCGGCTGGAAGCTGCTCAACTACCTCCAGGCGCAGTCCTCGGACTTCGTGATCGAGGACATCGGCCCGGCCGTCCACGAGGGCGGCGTGTACAACGCGGGCGGCGCAGTCGTGAACGCCACGAAGACCTACGTCAAGACGTACAACGCCACCTGGTCCCGGCGCTTCGGCAACGCGGGCTCCACCGACGGCACCGCCTACCAGGGCTACTACTCCAGCACCTGGGGCACCCAGAAGTCCATGATCGGCTTCGGTACCGCGCCGTACACCGACATGGGCTCCACGGCGAAGGTGTCCAAGGTTGAGGTCTACCTGTACGCCCGGCACTGGTACTACAACGCAGGCGGTACCGCGCACATCGGAACGCACACCCAGACCAACCCGCCCGGCTCGAACTCGTCGGCGAACAACCTCACCGTCGCCAACTGGCCTGTGGGTGCAGGTAAATGGGTCACGCTGCCTTCGTCCTGGAATTCGGGTTGGAACGCAGCAAGCCCGTATCGTGGAATTACGGTCGGTGGCGACCTGGGTTCCAGCACCGATAAAACCTACTACGGGTACTTCGACGGTGTCGGAGACGCCAACGTGCCGAAACTGCGCATTACCTACACCAAGTGAGGATGTTCCTTAATGGCTGACATCACCGTCACCATCCCGGACGAGTACTGGCCTCGGGTGGCTGCCGCATTCCACGCCACCTACCCGGACAACACCGAAACTCCGGATGTGGACCTGATCCAGATAGCCCTCAAGTCCTTGATCCGCGACGTCTGGGTCAGCGTCGAGCAGAGCGCCAACCAGAACGCGGCGGTCCCGCGCTACAACCAGACGGTGCAGGACTACAACGCGGCGCGGCAGGTGGTCGACGCCGACGTCCAGACGGAGAACGCCCAGGTCCTCGCAGATTCCCAGGACGCGTTCCCCGGCATCTGACGTAGAACTGGAACTGCAATCTGGGTAGGCATTCCTGGGAGAATGCAAGCATGCCTACCGAGATTGCAGTTCCATTTCGTCTAGCGTCTGACGGTACTATCGCCGTCGAGACGAATCCGGACAGGCAGATCGCCCAGCATGTGAATGCGCTCGTCGGCACTCAGCCGGGGGAGCGGGTCATGCTCCCGGAATACGGGGTTCCCGTGGCTGATCTGCTTTTCGACCCTGACGCGTCCTTTGTCGCGCAGGAAATAAGCCGTGCCGTGACTACGGCATTCGACACGTACGAGCCTGGTGTGGTCCTCCAGCGAGCGACCCCTGTGCCGGACTCCTCCCAGCAGTCCCTTGCCCGGATCAAGGTCGACTACATCCGCCGCGAGGGCGGCACGACTCCGTCCAGCCTCGCATCCCAGACCAACACGGCCGTGGTCCGCGTGGGCGGCACCGTAAGCGAGGTCATCAGTGGCTGACAACCCGGCTATCGACTACACATCCCGGGACTACGAGGGATTCAAGTCGTCCCTGCTCGACTTCGCCTCCCGCGCCTTCCCCCAGTGGGTGCCCTCCTCCGAGGGTGACTTCGGCGTGATGTTGGTCGAGCTGTTCTCCTACCTCGGCGACTCCCTCTCCTACTACGGCGACCGCCTCCAGCAGGAGTCCTTCCTGCCGACCGCGACGCAGCGACTGTCCCTGCTCCAGATAGCCGACCTGCTCGGCTACAGCCCGAGCAACGGCGTTCCCGCGACCGGCACCGTCACCTTCCAGACCTCGAACCCGGGCCCGGCCGTGACCGTGCCTGCGGGCACCCAGGTCGTCACCGACTTCATCGAGTCCATCGACTCGCCCGTCACCTACGAGACCGACCAGGACATCACCGTCCCGAAGAACGGCGGCACGGCGACCATCTCGGTCACCCAGGGCGTCACCCGCACCCAGGTCAACGTCGGTACCTCGACCGGCCTGCCGGTGCAGGAGTTCCGCCTGCCGGACGTACCGGTCATCGGCGGCACGGTCCAGGTGTTCGTGGACGACGTCGACACGCTCACCGAGTGGACCTACATCAACTACCTCGTGGACGCCGACCCGTCCGACCGGGTCTTCACCACGTACCTCGACGACGCAGGTGCCACCTGGATCCGCTTCGGCGACAACCTCAACGGCACCATCCCGACCGTCAACCTGACCGTCTACGCCACCTACCGCGTGGGCGGAGGGAAGGTCGGCAACGTGAACGCGGGCGTGGTCAACGCCATCGCCTCCAGCACACTGGCCGGTGTCACCGTCGCCCAGGACGCCAATGGCGGCGCGATCTCCTCGGCCATGTCCGGCGGAGCCGACCCGGAGACCAACGACCAGATCAGGGCCAACGCGCCGAGGATCTTCCGCACGCAGGACCGCTGCGTCACCCTCGACGACTACTCCGACCTGGCGCTCACCATCCCGGGCATCGTCCGCGCGAACGCGGTGGCGTCGACCTACACCTCGGTCTCGGTGTTCGTCATCGGCTCCGACGGAGGCCAGCCCAGCGCGACCACGCTCCAGAACGTGCAGTCCACCCTCCAGGCCAAAGCCCTGGCAGGCACCACGGTCACCGTGTCTGGCCCGACCACGGTCAAGGTGAACATCGGCAACTCCTCCAACCCGATCGTCGTCGAGTGCTGGCCCCGCTACTCCCGCGCGAGCGTGCTGTACGACGTGCAGCAGGCGATGAAGACGATGCTGTCCTTCGCCAACGTCGACTTCGGCATGCGCCTGACTCTCTCCGACTTCTACAAGACGATCCTCGCGGTGGACGGCGTGCGCTACGCCGCGATCCCGATGGTCGCCCGCGCCGACGCAGCCCAGACCGGGACCGCCGACATCGTCATGCGCGCCTGGGAGATCCCGACGGTCGGCAACATCTCCAACATCACCATGACCGGAGGTATCGGCTGATGGCCGCCGTCTACCCGAAGCAGTACAAGTCCTTCACCACGCACAAGAACCTGGTGGAGGACATCGACGCTTCCCACGTCAACAACCTCCAGGACGAGGTGCTGGCCCTTCAGCAGACGCTGGGCATCCTGCCGCACCAGGACACCACGCTGAAGATGAAGACCAACACCTGGTCCAGCGTGGGCGCCCGCATCAGCGCGGCCCAGCGCGGACAGGGAGTCCCGGCCGTGTTCCTCTCCAAGTCGGCCGACGCTATCCCGCGCCACTCCTCCCCACCGTTCTCGAAGAACATCTCTTTCCCCAAGCCCGGGTACGACCCGGAGGGCCTGTGGAACGGCTCCTCTATCACCGCCAACCGCACCGGCTTCTGGGTCATCACCGGCCGGGCCATCTGGTCCGGGTGGAAGCCGTACACCAAGGCCCCGTATGCCGACCGCGAGATCGACATCTGGGTGGGCGGGCAGCAGGTCGCCACGGTGGACAACCTGCCCAGCCCGGACGGCAATACGCACCAAATGATCACCTACCAAGGGTGGGTCAACGCGGGCCAGAAGATCGAGTTGCACATGTACCACGACGTGGTCAACCAGACGCTGGGCGTGGTGAATCTCCACCTGGCAGCCCACATGGTCCGGGAGCACTAAGTGGGTACCTACGGACAGTCGATCTACGGGCTGGCGACGTACGGGACGGACATCCATCCCGACTTCGACGTCAGCCCGTTCACAGCCACGCCCGTGGACTACTCCACCGTGCTCCTGGACTGGAAGGCCCCGGCGGGTTCGTGGGACTCGCTGCGCCTGCTCCGCAACCGCTACGGCTGGGCCGTCAACGAGAACGACGGCGAGATCCTGCTCGACCAGACGCACACCTCGACCTCGTTCGTCGACACCAACGTGGCGGGCGGGCACTGGCTGTACTACACCGTGTTCATCTCAGCGTCCGGCCAGTGGTCCCGCGCGGGCACCGTCTCCTGCCTCATGCCGAAGAACAACGGCTACACCGACCTGCTGTACAGCCTCGTCCCCGAGCACTACCGGACCGACGTCCCGCCGGGGAACGCCGTCACCGACGACTCCAACACGACCAACCCGTACCTGAAGCCGTTCCTGTCGATCTTCGGGTTCGGGTTCGACATCGTGAAGTCGTACTACGACTCCAACCGCTACACCCACGACGCGATGCGGACCCGGTTCGAGAACGTCGCCCAGTTGGCCACGCAGTTCGGTATCCAGTACGAGGCGTCGGCGCCCGCCTACCTCTTCCGGCAGCGGGTGCGGGACGCAGCCACACTCGGCCGACAGAAGGGCACCCTGGAGCAGATCCGCTCGATCATCTCCGAGACCACCGGCTACGACTCCGACCTGCGCGTGGGCGTCAACCAGATGCTCAGCGACGACCAGGCCGACTTCGACCACCCCACCTTCCCCCAGTGGGATCCCGGAGTGAACTTCGCGGTCGGGGAGAAGGTCGAGTTCGGCTCCTACCTGTACCAGGCAGGCTCCTCCGGCGCATACGGCCAGTCGCAGGCACCGACCGGCACCAGCTCGTCCAACGCCTACTGGACGGTGGTGCAGTACGGCACGGACTCCACGCTGGTCGACGCCAACGGGCACGTCGCCGGGTGGGAGGAGGTGTCCTACACCGCAGGCGTCTCCCCGGGCAGCAACAGCGTCCTGGTAGGCATCGGTGTACAGAACCCGACCAACCCCTCGGACAACACCGGCAACGCGCTGTGGGTGCGCAACACCAACAGCGGCGGATCGGTCGCCACCATGGGCGTGCGCTCCGTCGGCCGCCTGTCCGGCCAGTCGACGATGGACCCGCAGCAGCCGGTCCTGTACGGCATCCCCGTGCCGTACACGTGGCAGGTGTGGGACAGCGGCACCGAGTACGTACCCGGGGACATGGTTATCTACCACGGCCGTGTCTACCAGGCGCTCACCGCCAGCCTGAACGTGCTGCCTCCCATCACCGGCGGGACCGGGTACGGCCAGGGCACGTACGGCAGCGGGGTATACGGAGGCGGCGCTGCGGGCGATCCCACCGCCGCGAACGCCCAGTGGGCGCCACTGGGTTACGACGACCGCGTGCAGATGTGCCTGTCCGGCTACGCGCAGGCGTACTCCGGCGAGCAGGTGAACGTGTCCCCGTACATCGAGTACTACGACAGCCACGGCTCCCTGATCACTGCCCTGTACTCGGATGCCCTCCCCGCCTACACCGTTCTCGACTCCTTCAGTCAGGGCTGGTCCGACTGGAGCGGCCGGGCCACCGACCTGGGAGGCGCCACCTGGACCGAGACTCTGGGCCAGTGGACCTCCGGCGGCTACTCGGGTGGCTCGGCCTACCCGGTCGGCACGGCGTCGTCCATCGCCACCATCCCCGGCCATGCCGACGGCACGGTGTCAGCGACCTACCTGACCAACCCCGGCAACACCCTCAAGCAGGGTGTCATCTTCCGCCTCCAGGACTCCAGTAACTACTGGCGGGCCGGGCGCACCGCGCTGCACCTGATCCAGGCGGGTGCTGTCGCCGGGACCTTCACCTACTCGACCGCCTTCTCGGACGGTGACCGGATCACGGCCGCCTTCTCCGGCAGCAACATCACGATCTACCGGAACGGATCCCAGGTGCTCACCATCACCAACTCGACGCTCAGCACCGCCACCAAGGTCGGAATGGCGGTGACCTGATGACCACGTATGACCTGAACGTCCTCACCTCTACCGACGACGACGAGATCCCGCCTGCTGTAAACGTCAGCGGCAGCATCGTCGTACGCGCGTACCGGGTTGCTCTGCCGACGCTCGACGGCTTTTTGTCCTTCGACGGCACCCTGGCCATCAAGATCCCGCGCCCCCAGCCCCTGGCTCCGGAGGCCGGGCAGATCTCCTTCCAGGGCCACCTCTCGGCCGGAGTGAAGGCGCCCGCTGCCGCGTTCAAGGACTTCTCCCACTACCCGTACCAGGGCGTCGACCCGGTCATGGCGTGGATGGGCGTCAACTCCGGCGCCCTGAAGTCGGCCCTCACCGGCTCCTACAGCCGCCCCTACACCGCGTTCACCGGTCCCGTCGACTACCCGGTCTCCGGTGGCGGCTACGCCTGGAAGCGGGCCGCGTACGCGAGCGTGGGGTTCAAGTTCCAGTCCATGTCGGCGAACAAGCACCAGATCCTCGACGCCGTGCAGTTCGAGCCGCTGCCCCTGGCGTCGACCGGCCCGAGCGCGTACCAGAACGCGCGTGAGATCCAGGCCATCATCAAGCCGACCCGGCTGAACTACGCCTCGAACCCCAACTTCGAGAGCGGGCGAACCGGTTACAACCCGACCGGCCAGGCCACGCACACCTCCGACGCGTTCTGCTGGCAGGGCACCCAGGCCCTGAAGGTCACCGTGCCCACCACGGCGACCTCGGACAGCGGCATGGCCTTCCAGGTCAACGGCCTGATCCCGGGCCGTACGTACACCATGAGCGCCCGCGTGGCCATCGCCCAGGGCTGCGGGGACATCGCACCGTGGTCCGGCACCGGCTCGGTGCAGTTGGGCTCTGTGAAGTGGACGCAGGCGGCCGACCGGATGGACCCGAAGCAGAAGCGCTGGCGCACGATGTTCGTCACCTTCACGACTCCGTCGTCCTCGATGTACGTCGGCATGAACGTCCTCAAGGGCACCATGACCCCGGGCCTGGCGAGCATCTTCTGGGTGGACGGTGTCCTGGTCGAGGAAGGCACCGCCGTCCGCGACTACTTCGACGGCTCTATGGGCTCCGACTACCTGTGGGAGCAGGGCGGCAGCGCGAACCTGGCCCGCTCGTACTTCTACGAGAACTACGTCGAGCGCAGTTACCTCATCCGAACGCTGCTCGAAGAGAATGTTCCCTTGGGAATCACGGCGGCCGTACCCCAGTACGCCGTTCTGCCGACCCAGTAACCACGACCCGTAAGGATCCCCATGCTTACCAACTACGCCGACGCGGCCTCCCTCGCCGTCGGTCTGGTCCTGCCCGCCATCGTGGCGGTGTTCACCAAGCCGTCCACCAACTCCACCGTGAAGGCTGTCACGCACGCCGTCCTGGCCGTCGCGACCGGCGCCCTGGCCGTCTACAAGCAGGACCCCTCGAACTTCGTGTGGGCGACCGCCGTGGTCGCTGCGTTCCTGGCCTGGCTCAGCGGCACCGCGTTCTACCACTCGTTGCTGAAGAAGTACTCGTGGTTCGCCGGGCTCCAGAACCTGTTCGCGGCCGAGGCCAAGATCTTCCTTAATACCGACGGCCGCCAGGTCGAGACGTACTTCGGGATCGCGCAGGCGGCCGAGGCGACCGACGACGCGGCAGAGATCGTCAACGACTTCCCCTTGAGCACCGACCTCGTCCAGTCCGGCGTCGAAGAGGCTGTCCACGCGGCCGAAGAGATCCCCGTCGTCGGCGAGGCCGTCCACAAGGCCGAGACCGTCGCCGTCCCGGCCATCGCAACCTTCATCGACAACACCGTCCCCGTCCAGCCGCAGACCGGCGGCCTGGGCCCGCGAGCGCTCTGACATGGACTGGTTCCGGCTGATACTCATCGCCTTCGCCACCTTCACCGCGTGGGAGTGGCTGCGCGACACACTCCCCTTCGCCCTCCCGGCCGCCCTCCAGCCGCTCGCGGTGGTGGGACTGGCCTACGAGGCGCAGCGCCTGCCTGGCCCCTGGTTGATGGCGGTGGCAGCGGCCGGAGTCGTCGCCCTGCTTCACGTCCAGGTCAGGGGCAACGCCGCCGACGCGGCCTCGCTGCGCCTGCCGCGCAGGCATCCGTCGACCGGGCGCAGGGTTCCTGACCTGCCCTGACCCGTCCCGCTTGTCAAGCGGAAAGAAAACCTCGCTAGACAAGCGGGGTTTTCTTGCTTTTAGAAGCCGTAATGGCTAAGGTCTTCTCTGTCGCCGGGTACGGCGGCCACCACACACCAACACCTGGAGCACACTTGAGCACGCAGCCCATCACCCTGGCCTTCGCGGGTTCCGCCGACGTCGACCCCGAGAACGTGAAGGACCTGCTCAACGACCTCGTCGGCCTTGGCGACGAGGACAAGGACGGCTTCTTCGCGCCCAGTGACCGCGACATCAACCTGATCTTCCCGATCACCCGCGAGCACCTGTCCGACGGCCTGGAGGCCGTGCTCGCCTGGTCCGAGAAGGCCGACCTCCCGTACGTCGCCGTCGCCGACAACAAGCGCAGCCGCGCCACCGAAGGGTTTCTCACGGACGCCGAGGAGGTCGTCCACGCCGCCAACGTCACCGCCGGGGTCGTCGACCTGCTCAAGAAGGCTGACAGTGCGGGCGACGAGGTCCACCTCATCCTGCTGTGGGGCGACGAGGGCAGCCCGGAGGCCGAACTCCTCCTCGACGCGGCTGAGCAGGCTGGCATCAAGGCCAAGGACCTGACGGAAGGACTCGACGACATCAGTTTCGGTGAGCAGCCGCAGGCCGAGCCGGAGCCGGAAGAGGAGCCCGCGCCGGAGCCCGAGCCGGAGGAGGCCCCCAAGCGTGGTCGCCGTCGCGGCCGTCGCGCCGAGCCCGAGGAGGCCCAGCCGGAGGAGGAGCCGCTGACCGAGGACGAGCCGGAGGAGCCCAAGGAGGAGAATCCCCGCCGTCGCGGTCGCAAGGCCGACCCGGAGCCGGAGGAGCACCCGGTCGAGGAGGACATCCGCCTCCAGAAGGAGGAGGAAGAGGCGAGCCTGGAGCGGCAGATTAACGCCGCTGCGCAGCAGGCCCAGCGCGCGGCCCAGCCGGTCCCCGTGGAGCACTACGAGGACGCCGTCGTCTACAACGTGCTGCTCGACGCCTTCAACGCTTTCCGGCTGGAGGACGAGCGCAACGCGGTGATCAACGGTGCGCCCGTGAAGTACCGTCCGCTGACCGACCGGCTGTCCGAGGCGCTTAATATCTACGCCTCCGAGTGGGACAAGTCCGCCCCGGCGGCCCCGCAGGAGAAGGACGCGGAGCCGGAGGACTTGTCGGAAGGTGACAAGGAGGACGAGCCGACGCGTCGGCGTCGCGGCCGTCCGCGCGACGAGTCCAAGAAGTTCGCTTTCCTGGTCGACGAGGAGGGCAACTACACCCGACGCGGTCGCGGCCGGATCCCGGCCGGACAGGAAGTCGTCCACCTGACCCGGGCGGAGATCGAGGAGAAGGGCCTCGAACTCGACGGGGAGTAAGTGAGCAACGCAAAGGCCCCCGGCGCTGAAGAGGTTCGAGACCTCAATTCACTGCCGGGGGCCTTTGCCCACCACACCCCGAGGCCCACCACAAACCCCGAGATGGGAGTAAACCTAACATGTCCAGCCGACTTAATATCAACGGCGGGGTCGCCGAGTGAGCATCCTCCGCGTCAAGCGCACCAAGGGGTACACGACAATCCCCAACTCGACGCTGTGCGACCACCGCCTGTCCTTCCGCGCCCGGGGCGTGCTGGCTTTCCTGCTGGCCAAACCGGACGACTGGGAGACCCGCACGACCGACCTGCCTGAGCACGGCAGGGAAGGCCGCGACGCGGTCCGTACGGCCCTGAAGGAACTCCGCGACCTCGGCTACATGGACCAGGAGCGGGAGCAGTACAGGGACGACGAGACAGGCAAATGGCTCTGGCGTACGGTCACGATCGTGCGTGATTTTCCGGAGCCTGAAAACCCGACTTCGGAAGTGGTTCCGGAGACGGATTCTCAGTCGTCGGAAACTAGTTGGGATATATCAACTCGACAGGGTGCTTCCGAAGACGGGTTTTCAGGCGCTCCCCTACTGTCTAACTACCTAACTACTAGTAGTGAAGTAGTTAATGAGAAGACTACGTCTTCTCCACCGCGCCGGTCGGCGCGGTCGGAACCAGGGGAAGTCGAGGACGTCTCCGGGAGGCCGGGCGGTAAGGGCTGGGATGCTGTTCGCCCGGTCTACCGGCCGAAGAGGAAGACCAGGAAGCAGCAGGCGGAGGAAGCCGCCCTGGCGGAGAGGGAACTCGACCCTGCGTACGTCGTGGGCCAGGTCCTCGGTGAAGACGGCTCGGGAAGCAGCCAGGATGTCCGTCTCCCGGCTTCAGGTGATGACATGGCCCCTCCGGTCCAGCGATCTCCTAAGAAGCGCTCTCAGCGGCCTTCGGAGGCTTTGGCTTCGTTCTTCGAGACGCGGGCCAAGGAGGTGGGTCATCCGGTACCCGGTCCGGTCAACCTCGGAGCGCTCTCTAATCACTTCGGCAGGTGGATGCGCGAGGGTGCCGACCGGGAGGCCGTCCGGCAGATGATCATCACCTACTGGTCCTCGTCCTGGAACCGCTCGGAGAACGTCCCGGCCTGGAAGGACTTCCTCGCCGCCCGTGGACTGCTCACCGAGCGGAAGGCGAAGGTCGAGACGACCAAGCGGGTGGAGGACACCCGGTACGACACGGACTTCTGGTCCTGACCTCAAGGGGCGGGCTGCTTCGGCGGCTCGCCCCTTACGTCTTCCAGTTAATGTCTTCCGAAAGCCGTAATGTGTGGTAGCCTCCTGAGCGTTGAACCACCACCACATCGAGGAGGACATCTTGGCGACCGACCCCCGGGTCCACGCCCTGCGCATGAAGGAGTACGGCGTCCCCGCCTACTACCGGCACCTCCGGCTTAACACCTGCGACTCACCCTGGCGCAAGGACTGCCAGGAGTGGGTCGACCACCTCCAGGACCACTACGTCACCGACCGGCGGCCCCTGGAGCACTACCCGGCAGACTGGAGCCAGATCGGCAAGGGGATCCTCTTCGTCGGCCCTCCCGGCACCGGCAAGACGTCCCTGGCCACGGCCACGCTCCTGGAGTGCTACCACTCCCGCCGTGTCCCGGTGCACTTCATCGCCTACGCCGACTACATCAAGTGGTCCAACGAGCAGCGGGGCCTGGCCGACCGCAAAGAGCCCGAGGCCGTCCACCGCTGGTGGGAGATCGAGGACACCCTCAACGCCGCCCGCATGGCGCCCGTGCTGCTCCTGGACGACGTCGGCAAGGAGCACCGGACCAAGACGGGCTACGCCGAGAACGAGCTGGACGCGCTGCTGCGCCTCCGGCACCGCGAGGCCCGGCCCACGCTCATCACCTCCAACGTCCCGCCGAGCAAGTGGGGCGACGTCTACAACCCGTCCATGGGCTCCTTCATCCAGGGGGCCTTCACCACCCTCACGATGATCGGGGACGACCGCCGTGCTGCCTGAACTGTTGACTTCCCACAAAACCACGGGACTTAATACCCGGCTCCGCAAGGCGGAGCGCACCTGATGGAACGGGGCGACATCTCCAACGAGGTCGTCCCGCGCCTGGTCATCGCGTACGAAGGCATGCTCGGCGTCCTGCCAGAGAAGCCGGAGCGCGTACACGAGCTGGTTGCCCGCAAGTTCGGGCGCCGCGCTCGCATGGCCAAGCGGACCGTGGACGCGTACGAGATCAACGACCGGTTGGCCCGGGTCATCTGGGACACCACCTGGCGCTTCCGCTACTCGGTCGACGTCGTCACCTACCTCGGTGATGACGCCGTCGAGCCCCTGGAAGAGCGCCTGGACCGCGAGGGGCTCCCCATCGGCCGCGTGTGGGCCGACACCCCCGAACGGCTTGCCCGGCGCCTGCCCTACATGCCGGACGTCGCCGCGATCTTCGACAACGAACACCACCTGATCTACGGCAGCAAGGGCCGGACTCTGCCCGCTGCACCCACCACACTGATCGGAGCACTGTAAGTGGCGGACTTCGAGCGCCTGCTCGTGTCCCGCGTCATCCAGGACAAGGACCTGGGAGACGTCGCGGACGCGGGCATCACCCCGGCATTCTTCGGCGACCCCGACAACAAGGCCGTCTTCAAGGCCATCCTCCGGCACAAGGGCACCTACGGCGAGGTGCCCAGCCTCGCGACCATCAAGACGGACTTCCCGACGTACAAGTTCGTGCGCGTCGAGGACTCCGTGCAGGTCCTCACCGACCGGCTGCGCGCCCAGCACACCCTGGACCTCCTGGAGCAGGGCCTTGCCGAGTCGGTCGACGCCCATGAGGAGGGCAACGCCGACAAGGCCATGGCGGCCCTCGCCAAGACCCTCTCGGACATCGCTGCGGCCGTACCCAACACCCGCGACACCGACCTCACCACGACCGGCACCGAGCGCCTGGCCCGCTACCTCGCGCTCAAGGACCTCCCCGACGGCCTGCGAGGAATACCCACCGGCTTCCAGACCATCGACCGCGCCACCCAGGGCTTCCAGAAGGGTCAGTTGATCACGTTCGTCGGCCCGCCCAAGGCCGGTAAGTCCACGCTGCTCCTGCTGGCCGCCATGGCCGCGCACCTCTTCGGCGTGAAGGTCCTGTTCATCAACTTCGAGATGAGCAACGAGGAGCAGGAGGAGCGCTACGACGCCATCCGCGCGGGGATTTCCCACGCCCGCCTGCGGAACGGAACGCTGAAGAAGCAGGACTGGGACCGCCTGGAAAAGGCCATCCGGGAAATCGAGAACATGCCGTCGTTCTTCCTGTCCTCGGACACGATGAATGCGACCACGCTTACCGGTGTGCAGTCGAAGATTGAAACACTGCGCCCGGACATCGTGATCGTTGACGGTATCTACATGATGCAGGACGAACTCGGAGAGCCGCAGGGTTCGCCGCAGGCGCTTACGAATCTCACCCGTGGATTCAAGCGCATGGCGAAGAACCAGGACAAGCCCATCATCATTTCCACCCAGGTCCTGGAATGGAAGATGAACAAGAAGAAGGGCATCACGTCCGACTCCATCGGTTATTCGTCATCCTTCGCCCAGGACTCCGACGCCATTCTCGGTGTCGAGAAGACCGACGACCCGAACATCAACAAGATCAAGGTCGTCCTCGCCCGTAACTGCCCGCCCCTGGAGACCTTCGTCCAGTGGGACTGGGAGACCGGGAAGTTCGAGGAACTGAACGAGGACCCCTTCGCCATGGAGGAGGAGAACACCGATGGCTGGCAGGGATCCTTCTGAGCCCCGCCTGGTGGTCCTCGCCGGGAACTTCCGGGAGTTCCAGTTCTGGTGCCGGGAGAACAACCGCAATCCCCGTGACCGGAATCTGATCTACGCCAGCGAAATGCACCGGCTTCAGGGCCTGGGAAAGGTCCGCTACATCACGTACGGAACCTGGTACCTGCGGCGAGACGCCTTCGAAATCCACGAGTACCTGATTTACCTGGTGAGGAGACAGGAATGCCTAGAGCAAAAGCCGGATGGGATGCAATCGGAAACCCCATCCCTGGAAACGTGACGGCCTGCCTCGACACCATCGGCCTCGACTACAAGGTCCAGGGCGACGAGATACACATGCCGTGCCCCATGCATGAGGCGCGCACCGGAAAGAAAGACGCACACCCATCCTTTTCCATAAACTACGACGAGGGATATTTCAACTGCTTCTCCTGCGGATACCGTGGGGCCTTCTGGATCCTCGTCCGCGACGTACTCGACCTGGATACGCCGGACGCCAAGAACTGGGTACGGCGCCGGGGAGGGGCGGAGCGCGTCCGCAAGTACCTGGAGAAGAAGAAGGAGCAGCGGCCCAGCCAGGTCGACACCACCAAGCAGATCAATGAGGCGTCGCTGGCCCTGTACACCACGCCGCCGCTGTCCGCGTGCGCCGACCGGCTCTTCCTGCCGGAGGACGCCGAGGCGTGCGGGGTGATGTGGGACCCGGCCCGGGACATGTGGATCATCCCGGTCCGCGACCCCGACACGGGCCTGCTGTGGGGCTGGCAGGAGAAGAACAAGCGGTACTTCCGCAACCGGCCTCCGGGCATGGCCAAGTCCAAGACGCTATTCGGACTGCACACCTACGACGCCGACGTGGCTGTGCTGGTCGAGTCGCCGCTGGACATCGCCCGGCTGTGGACCTGCGGGATCCGGGGCGGCCTGGCTGCCTACGGCGCTGGAGTCTCCGACGCGCAGATGTCCCTGATCCGCGACCACTTCGACACGGTCATCGTCGCCCTCGACAACGACGAGGCCGGGGCCGAGGCGTGCAGGCGCCTCCTGGAGGAGTGGACCGGCCGGGGCCTGACCCTCAAGTTCCTCGACTACTCCGTGGCCCCCAGAGCCAAGGACGTCGGCGAGATGACCGCCGACCAGATCAAGGCCGCTGTACGCGGCGCCTACTCATCCGTCGTCGCCCGCTTCTAGGAGATCACCATGACCCGGCTTAATACCTGCCCCCGCAAGGGGGACCACCGATGAAGGCACCCGAAGGCTACGAGCACCTGGGCCAGGAGTTCTGGGACCGCGTCGTGCCGGACCCGGACAGCGACTGCCTCATCTTCCAGTCCAACGCCACACGACCGCACTACGGCGGCAAGACCCTCCTGTCCTTCCTGACCGGAGGTGACGGCCGCCAGAAGCACCGCGCGTGCAGGCGCCGGATGTGCGCCAACCCGGACCACATCGCGGACGGCCACTTCGAGATGGGCACGCCGTACGCCCCGCGTACGCGCTCGACCCGTCAGTTCTCCCGCCAGTACAGCCAGTGCTGACGGTCGACCTGCACGGCTATCAGGAGTCGGCGGTCGACCGCGCTGTGGAGCGCGGCTCACTCCTGATCGCGTACGAGATGGGCCTGGGCAAGACCGTCATCGCCCTGGCCGCCATAGAGGAGCTGCTGGAGAAGGGGGAGGTCGAGACCGCCGTCATCGTGGTCCCGGCCAACCTCAAGTACCAGTGGGCCAAGTCCATCGCCCGCCTCACCGACGTGCCGACCCGCGTGGTCACGGTGCGAGAGGACGGGATGAAGCAGGAGATCACTGTCCCGACGGAGGAGTACTGCCTCCTGATCGACGGCGACGCCAAGAAGCGCGCCGGGCTGTACGCCAAGGTCAAGGCGCTCCGGCCGGAGTACGTGATCCTCGGCTACGAGAACGTCGTCAACGACTGGCAGTTCGTGAGGAGGATCAAGCCGGAGTGCATCGTGCTGGACGAGTGCACCGCGATCAAGACGTTCCGGGCCCAGCGCACCCGGAAGATCAAGCGGCTCACCGCCCCGTACCGCTTCGGCATGACCGGCACCCCGGTCGAGAACGGCAAGCCCGAGGAACTGTTCAGCATCATGCAGTGGGTCGACGACCAGGTCCTCGGTCGGTTCGACCTGTTCGACAAGACCTACATCGTGCGCAACAAGTTCGGCGGCGTGCAGAACTACAAGAACCTGCCGGTGCTGCACGCCAAGCTGGCCGAGGTGATGGTGCGCAAGACGCGGCTGGACGACGACGTCCGGCCATACCTGCCCGAGGTGCAGGAGTCCGTCATCCCGGTCACCCTCGACGGCAAGACGAAGGCGGCGTACAAGACCATCGCGGCCGACCTGCTCGCCGAGCTGCGGGCGGCCGGGCCGACGATGGGTGACTTCGACCTGTTCGCCCACTACCACGGAGGAGACGCGGCCAACGAGAACAGCCAGCAGGGCAAGATCATGAGCCGCATGCAGGCACTCGACATGCTGCTGAACCACCCGGACCTGATCGTCATGTCCGGGCAGCAGTATGAGGAGAGCCAGGAGGCACGCTCACGCGGCGCCGAGAAGAAGGTGTGGCCCGGCTCGAAGTACGCCTACGAGGTGTGGCAGAGCGGGATCCTGGACGACGTCACCACGTCCCCGAAACTGGACGCCGTGGCGGCAGCGATCGAGGACATTCTGGCCGTGCCCCGCAACAAGATCATCGTGTTCAGCGTCAACCCCGACATGCTGGACCTGATCGGGGACCGGCTGCCGGAGGGCTCCTTCGTCACCTACACCGGCCGCATGTCCTCGGCGGCCAAGGCTTATGCCGCCCAGCGGTTCGAGTCCGACGAACAGTGTCGGGTGTTCCTCTCCAGCCACGCGGGGGCCTTCGGCACGGACCTGTACATGGCGAACTACCTGCTGAACTACGACCTCGCCTGGTCGGCCGGGAAGCAGGACCAGATCAACGCCCGGCACAACCGGGCCAGCAGCACGTTCAAGGACATCTACATCCTGAACGCCATCACCCAGGGCACCACCGAGCCGCGCAAGCTGGCCATGCTGGCGCACAAGAGGCGGGTCGGCAGCGCCATCACGGACGGGCGCGGGGCCGATGAGAAGGGCCGGATCGAGAACGACGTCCAGACCCTGACTCAGTGCCTCGCGGCGTAACTTCCAGGATCGCATGGCGCACGTCGAGTGGTTCTAAAGCCGTAATCGCATGGCACCATCAAGGTATGCGAGAAGAACCACTCGACGTGCTGCTCCGTGAGGGGTTGGAGCACGTCATGCACCCCCCCGAGGAGCAGGAGGACTGGGATCTGACCCCCGTCCGCCTGGCGCTCCGAGGTGACATCGCCGACCGCTGGTGATCCTGTAAAGCGGATGCGTTAGATCCGTTGACATACCGTAACGCTCTGCGTAGAGTCGACCTCGTAAGAAGCAATCGAACGAAGGATCGAACAGCACGCAGGAGGACGGCATGACCACCATCGCGGAAGCCCTCGGCATCACCTGGGAGCAACGGGCGCACGAAGAGAACCGTGCGCCGAAGTACCGGCTGACCTACCACGCGCAGAAGCAGGCCGCCGCCAAGGGTTGGTCCTGTCTCCAGGTCCTGGAGGCCGCGAACAACCCGCAGCACACCTACCCTTCGGGCCGCGTCCACGGCCAGTTCCGGCACGTACGGGGCAACATCGTCGCCATCGTGGACCCTGCCGCGAACCGAGTCGTGACCGTCTACAGGGACGTCGAGGAGACCGACCTCCGTGCCGACCAGACGGACATGGACGCCCGCCTCTACTCCAGCCGCCGCACCACCCGTCTCGGGCAGCCGGTGCCTGTCGTGGTCGACGAGGTTACGTACTGAGAAAGCCGTAATCTCGAATGGACAATCGAGAAGGCGTAATGTAGAGTCGTTCCTGCTCACCCACCTACTACTCCGGCAGAAAGAGAGCCCAGCTCTATGGCTACCGTGCAGAGACGAGCCACCCGCCGCGTCGAGCGGCCGATAAGCCTCGACCAGGCCGCGCCCTGGGAGAAGACGAGGCAGTTCCTGGCCCTGAAGTTCCAGGAAGCGGACATCGTCACCCGCAAGAACAAGTTGCGTGACGAGGTCTCCGCCCACGTGGACGCGACCGGCGAGGTCGACGAGAAGGGCAGCAAGTTCTGGAAGTTGGACCCGCCCATCGAGTTCAACGGCCAGAAGTTCACCGAGGTCAAGCGCGAGCGCCGCGTCTCCCAGTCCATCGACGAGGAGAAGGTCGAGGCCCTGGTCACCGCCAAGGGAATCCGAGACCGCGTCTTCAAGCAGGTCACCCAGGAGGTCCTGGACCAGGACGAGTTGTACGTCCTCAACCAGGAGGGAGTCCTCAGCGACGAGGAACTCGACTCCCTCTGGGTCGAGACCGAGTCCTTCGCCTTCAAGCCCATCCGCGCCTGACGGGAGCACCCACCACATGAACAGCATCGCCAGCACCATCGACGAGCAGTTCGCCGCGATCGGTGAGCAGTACTACCCGGGATCGACGCGCCCCCTGGTACGTCACCCCAACCGGCTTAATACCGAGGCCGCCCCGTCGGCGGCCGACCCCGGAGCGTGGGACGCCAAGCCCCGCAAGGGCGTGGTGGGCGGTGTGGAGACCAACTTCTACACCGTCGGCGACCTCGCCAAGGCGTTGGGCCGTCAGCCGGTGACGATCCGCAAGTGGGAGCGCGAGGGGATCATCCCCAAGAGCGTCTACCAGTCCCCGGGCCGGGACGGAGATGTACGCGGCCGACGCCGCCTGTACACACGCGAGCAGGTCGAGGGCATGGCCCGCATCGCGGCCGAGGAAGGCGTCCTCGTCTCCCACCAGAAGCCCATCAAGGACACCCAGTTCACCCCGCGCGTCATCGATCTCTTCGAGCGGCTGGTGAACGCGGAGTGAGAGTCGTCAAGAGCCAGAAGCACCACGTCAGCATGGGCAACTTCGAGTGGGTCGAGTTCGGCTACGAGGTCGACATCTCCACCGAGGACTTCCCCAAGGCACGAACGCTCGACGACCTGGACAAGATCGCAACCGACCAGATCGAGAAGGCCCTCGCGGCCGACGTCGAGGAAGCCCGACTGAACACGGGCGAGTCCGCCTCGTACATCCATCTCTACCAGCAGGAGAACTGAATGCCCCGCACCCTGACCCGCCGCCGCACCTCCCGCGACACCGAGGCGTACTCCCCGGCCGACGAGCCGGAGGAGGAGAAGGGCTACGAGGAGGAAGAGGACGAGCGTCCGACCCGTGGCTCCCGCCGTGGCTCGCGTCGCCAGTCCCTTAATACCGAGGAGGCCGACACCTCCTCCCGCCGCTCGCGCCGAGCCTCCCGAGACGAGGAGGACGACGAGGGCGACGAGCCCGCGCCGAAGGTCGGCGGCCGTGGCTGGGGGTCGTACGAGAAGACCAAGCAGGCCAACAGCGGCTTCCCGGACAACTTCAAGGCGACCAACGAGTCCGTGATCGTGAAGTTCCTGGACGACGAGCCGTTCCTGGTCTTCCTCCAGCACTGGATCGAGCGCTCCGGCAAGAAGTCCTTCACCTGCCTGGAGGTGAAGTGCCCGCTGTGCGACGACGCAGGTGACAAGCCGTCCCAGCAGATCTCGTTCAACGTCATCGACTTCACCGACCCCGACGACCCGCAGATCAAGGTCTGGCAGGTCGGCCCGATGGTCGCGGACATCCTGAAGAACTACTCCAAGGACAAGAAGACCGCCCCGATCAACCGGGACGACCTGTACTTCAGCGTCCGCAAGGAGACCAAGAACAAGAAGACCAACTACTACGTCACGCCGGTCAAGGAGCGCGACCTCCTCGACGACTGGGACATCGAGCCCCTGGACGACGACGCCCTGGAGGAGTTCGACGCCAAGGCGTACGACGAGGGCATCCTCCAGGTCACCCGCCGCAACGAACTCAAGGGCATCGTCCGCGAGATTCTGAACGACTGATCGGCCTCCCACGGGGAGGTTCCGGCGCCGAGCTGGTGCTGGGGCCTCCCCTCAGCTTTCCCATCCACCACCACAGGAGGCCGCCGTGGTCACCACCCGCATCCACATCAACCAGCACCACATCAAGGCGAACAGGAAGGCCGGGCCCGAGGACGAGCCCCTGCCGGTCATCACGGCCAAGGACTACCAGCAGAACCGCAAGGGCAACCACGTCCAGATCCTCGACGAGGCCGGACGCGTCATCGCCCAGGTCGTCTACCGCCCCGACAAGCCGCTCGACTGCGGCGCCCACGTCTGGATCGAAACCACCCACGAGGTCGTCGTCCGATGAAGATCCGCAACAGCGTCATCCTCACCCCTGACCGGCTTAATACCGTGGTCGAGCGCTTCATGGAGCGCCCGGCCTTCTCCTTCGACATCGAGACCTTCGGCGACCGCCGGAACGTCCCGACGCAGAACGTCGCCAACTGGCTCTCCCTGGCCACCGACGGCATGGCCTACGCCATCCCCTTCGGCCACCCCAACGGCGACGTCCTGCTGAGCAAGGCCACCCGCAAGAAGAACCGGATCACCGGCAAGTTCGACGCCATCCCGGCCGTCTACGACGCACCGCCGGAGCAGATGCTCCCCAGCGAGGTGTTCTCCATCCTCAAGCCCCTGTTCTTCGCCGAGGACAAGATCAAGATCGCGCACAACGCGACCTTCGACCTGATCAGCACGGCGAAGTACTGGGGCGAGATCGCACCGCCGGAGTACAGCGACACCATCGTGCTCCAGTGGCTGCTCGACGAGAACCTGAAGCAAAAGGGCTTGAAGGAGTTGATCAAGCGCTACTACAAGGTCGACTACGACACCGAGAACGTCGGCAAGTGCGTCGAGGCCCACCCCTTCAGCAAGGTCGCGCACTACGCGTACATGGACGCGAAGTACACGTGGCTGCTCTGGAAGCGCTATCAGCAGCGGATGCTGGACGAGAACCTGACCCACGTCCGACGGCTGGAGGAAGACGTCCTGGGTGTGCTGCTCGACATGGGCATCACCGGGGCGCCGGTCGACGAGGACGCGATGCGCGAGCTGGTCACGGACATGTCCGCCCGGCTGGTCGACATCGAGGCCGACATCTACCGCGCCGCAGGCAAGCAGTTCAACCTCAACGCCCCGGCGCAGAAGGCCGAGGTGCTGTACGCCCCGAAGAGCGAGGGCGGCCAGGGCCTCAAGCCGATGAAGCCGACCGACGGCGGGAAGAAGAAGCGGGACGCGGGCCAGGAGCTGGAGTGGAAGGACTACAGCACCGACTCCGACAGCCTGGAGAAGCACGAGAACAACGCGGTCGTCAAGAAGCTGCTGGAGTACGCGGAAGTCAGCAAGCTGCTCGACTACCCCATCGCGTACCTCGGTGTGGAGGGCGACCCGAAGAAGCCATGCCGCATCTTTGACGGGCGGATTCACGCGGACTTCGTCCAGTACGGAACGGTGACCGGCCGGTTCTCCTGCCGCGAACCAAACTTGCAGAACATCCCCCGGCCCGACACTGAACTCGGTAAGCGGATCCGTGGCCTGTTCGTCGCGCCGCCCGGCTACAAGCTGGTCGTCGCGGACTACGGCCAGATCGAACTCGTGGTGCTCGCGCACTTCATCGGTCGTGGTGACCTCTACAAGGGGTTCCACAACGGAGTCGACCCGCACTCGGCGACGGCCGCCGCGCTCATGGGTGTGGACCCGCAGGAGTTCATGCGGCGGGTCAAGGAAGGCGACCGCACCTGCATCGACTTCCGCCAGGTCGCAAAGGGCATCAACTTCGCCGTCGTGTACGGCGCTGGCCCGGACAAGGTCGCATCCATGGCGGGCATCACCGTCAAGGAAGCCAAGCGCTTCATGGAGATGCACCAGAAGATGTTCCCGGAGGTCTACGCCTTCAAGGAGCAGGTCATACGGGTCTGCCGGTCGCGGCGCCCTCCGCACATCCGTACGCTGCTCGGCCGCAAGCGGCGCCTGCCGCTCATCCTCAGCCAGAACCACGGCCTGCGGATGGGTGCCGAGCGTCAGGCGGTGAACTCCCTGATCCAGGGGAGCGCGGCCGACCTGATCAAGTTGGCGATGATCCGGCTGAACAACACCCTGCCGGACGACATCCGCCTGATCCTCTCCGTGCACGACGAGGTCGTGGTGCTCGCGCCGGAGGACCGGGCCGAGGAAGCCGCCGCGCTGGTGAAGGAAGCCATGCTCGGCGAAGGAATCCAGAAACTGCTTCGCGTCCCGCTCTCGTCGGACGTGAAAATCGTGGACCGCTGGTCGGAGGCAAAGTAAATGGGAATCTTCAGCAGGAAGAACCGGGACGACGACAGTCTCGACGGGCTTAATACCGAGGAGGACGGCCCCCAGGTCGACCTCTACACCCCGCAGATGCTGACCAAGCGACTGGCCTGGGACATCGTCCCGTGCGCCGAGGTCGAGGCGCTGCTCCCGCTCATGGGACTCACCCCCGACAGCCCCGACGTCTCCGAAATGGAGCACAAGGCGAGCCACGAGCGGATAGACCAACTCGCACCGCTGAGGGAAATGCTAGCGCTGCTCATCCCGCTAGTTTCTGGCATTACTGCCTCGGCTATGCTGGTTAACTCCGGAAATTCGGCGGACGAAGAAACCGCAGCAGTTCTCCAGCGGCACCATTCCGTAGTCGTCCGCGCCGGAGTGGTGGCGATCCTCGCCAATCTCCTCGACATGGGAATCATCAGTTACTCGGACGGAGTGCAGTTCAGGTGAGCAACTTCTGGGCTAACAAACTGGGGGCGGCCCGACCGGCCGCCCCGGCCCCCACCCCGGCGCCGCAGCAGCAGCCCGGGGGTCCGTGGTGGGCCGCTCCGGCGCCTCAGCAGCAGCCCTACCCCCCGCAGCAGCCGGTCCAGCAGACAGTGCCACTTAATACCGAGGGCCGTGCACCGGCCCGAGCCATGGTGGCCAAGCAGGACACGCACTGCCCGGACTGCGGAGGCTCGAACTACTTCCGGCCGGTGGGCATGACGAACGCCATGGCGCAGTGCTACGAGTGCGGCTACAACCCGCGATTCCAGCAGACCACCGCTGGCCTGCCGTCCGGCAGTGGAGGAGACGGACCCGCCACCCCCGCCAAGCAGATCGCCAGCGGCGGCCTGGGCGGTCGGAGCAACTACAACCCCGGCGCGATCATCAAGGCCGACGGCACGGTCTGAGCGCCCCTCCTCGTAAACCGCACACACTTCCCTAGAAGAGGCTTGCCTTGACCTCCCTTTCCCTCCCCTCCGACGACACCTTTTCCCCCTTCGCCGAGACGATCTACAAGCAGAAGTACGCCCAGCCCGGCGAGGAGTGGCGCGACACCGCCCGCCGCGTGGTCGAGACCGTCATGAAGCCCTACTTCCCGGAACTCGTGGAAGAGATGGCCGACGCCGTCGCGACCCGCAAGTTCATGCCGGGCGGCCGGTACCTGTACGCCACCGGCAAGAGATTCCACCAGACGCAGAACTGCCTCCTGCTGAAGGTGGAGGACTCCCGCGAGTCCATCTCCGACCTCCTGGAGCGTGTCGCCTCCGGCCTGATGACCGGCGCCGGTATCGGCATCGTGTGGTCCGCCCTGCGGCCCAATGGCGCCAAGGTGGAGGGCATGGGCGGCACGTCCACCGGTCCCATCGCCTTCATGCAGATGGTCAACGAGGTCGGCCGCCACATCATGCAGGGCGGGGCCCGCCGCTCCGCCATCTGGGCGGGCCTGCACTGGAACCACCCCGACGTCTTCGACTTCATCCGTCTCAAGGACTGGTCCGAGGACATCAAGGCGGCCAAGGAGAAGGACTTCAACGCCTACGCCCCGATGGACGGCACCAACATCTCCGTCATCCTCGACGACGACTTCTTTGCGGCCTACGAGGACCCCGCCAGCGAGATGCACGACTGGGCCCACAAGGTCTACTGGGAGGTCGTCGAGCACATGCTCACCACGGCCGAGCCCGGCTTCTCCATCGACGTCGGCGAGAACGCGGGCGAGCACCTGCGCAACGCCTGCACCGAGGTCACCTCCTCCGACGACAACGACATCTGCAACCTCGGCTCGATCAACCTCGCCCGGCTTAATACCAAGGAGGAGTTTGCGCGCCTGGTGGAACTGGGCACCGCGTTCCTCCTCGCCGGTACCTGCTACTCCCTGGTCCCCTTCGAGGGCGTCGCCAAGACCCGCGCGAAGAACCGTCGCCTGGGCCTGGGCCTTATGGGCATCTACGAGTGGCTGGTCGCTCGCGGCTACCGCTACGAGCAGAACGACGAACTCGCCTCGTGGCTGGACGAGTACGCCAAGTCCACGGAGATCGCCGCCCGCTACGCGGCCCGGATCGGTGTCTCGGCCCCGGTGAAGACCCGAGCCATCGCCCCGACCGGCACCATCGGCATCCTCGCGGAGACCACGACCGGCATCGAGCCGCTGTTCGCAGTCGCGTTCAAGCGCCGGTACCTCAAGGGCAAGGAGTGGCACTTCCAGTACGTGGTGGACGCCACCGCGCGCCGCCTGGTCGAGAAGTACAACCTGGACGCCGACGATATCGAGACCGCCTACGACCTGGCCCGCGACCCGGAGCGGCGCATCGCCTTCCAGGCTTGGGTACAGAAGTGGGTCGACCACGGCATCTCCAGCACGCTCAACCTCCCGTCCGTGGGCGAGCAGCAGTTCACCCACAAGGAGTTCGGCGAGATGCTGTACGGCTACCTGCCGGACCTGCGCGGTGTGACCGCGTACCCGGACGGCTCCCGTGGCGGCCAGCCGCTGACCGTCGTGCCGTTCTGGGAGGCCGACGGAGCCGAGGGCATCGAGTACGAGGAGATCGGCGGGGAGAACGCCTGCGTCGGCGGAGTCTGCGGCGTCTGACCTCCCGAAATTCCTCAAAAGATCTTGCTCTGACTAGTTGATACATCGCTGGACCGGTAGTCCCTCACCGATTACGGTATGGGGACTACCGGTTCCGCATTACGGCATCACGATTACGGGATTAGGAGCACACCACACACATGCCACTTAATACCTGCGCGAGCGGCCCCGACAAGGAAGCCCTCGCGCTCATCGCAAAGATCAACAAGGAGCACCCAGGCGCCGTCTGCTTCGCCTCGGAGATGCGCATCCCCAAGCGGTTCACCTCCGGCTCCCTGTCCCTGGACATCGCCCTCGGCGGTGGCTGGCCGGGCAACCAGTGGGTCGAGGTCATCGGCCGCGAGTCCCACGGCAAGACCGCCATCGTCTACAAGACCCTCGCCGCCAACCAGAAGCGCGACCCCAACTTCACCTGCCTGTGGATCGCCGCCGAGCACTACGACGTCGACCAGGCCGCCGCCCTCGGCGTGGACAACGAACGCGTCCTGGTCGTCCCCACCCAGGCCATGGAGTTCGCCTACCAGACGATGCTCGACTTCGCCCAGTCCCGATCCGTCGACATGATCGTCCTCGACTCCTATCCGGCGTTGATCGCGGACGAGGAGAGCGAGAAGGACATGGACGAGGCCGTCATGGCGCTCGGTGCCCGCCTCACCGGCAAGTTTTTCCGCAAGAGCGGGGCGGCCACCAAGCGATCCATGACGGACCCCGACGACAGGCCGCTGTTGGGGATCGTCATCAATCAGTACAGGGATGCCATCGGCAAGTTCTCTCCGCACGGCACGCCGACCACGACCCCGGGAGGCAACGCGAAGAACTATGCGTTCTACACCCGTGTCGAGGTCCGGCGCGACGAGTGGATCCAGGAGTCCCGGCCGGGCAAGGGCAAGGTCAACGTCGGCCAGGTCATCAAGGTCAAGACGATCAAGAACAAGTCGGCCGCCCCGCAGCAGACCGCGACCGTCGACTTCTACTTCCGCTCCGCCCCGTTCCTGAACTTCGCTCGCGGTGACTACGACACCGTGAAGGAGATCATGATCATGGGGATCCTTTTCGACGTCATCCAGCGCAAGGGCGCCTACTTCCAGATCGAGAACGGCGAGTTCGACGACAAGGGCAAGCCGGTCCTGCGCTGGCAGGGCAAGGACCCCATGCTCGACGCCATCCGGCAGGACCTGGACCTCCAGGAGTCCCTGTACGAGAAGATCCTGGTCGCCTCCAAGAAGGTCGACGAGCGGTCCATCTCCGAAGAGGACCTGGAGGCTGCCGAGTCGGCCGGTACCAAGAAGGTCAGCCGACGGCCCAAGCCGGAGGACGAGGCGCTTAATACCGAGGCCGCCTGATGGTGGCCCTGCTCTCACTCCTCCTGGCCTTCGCGGCCGTCTACATCGTGGTCCTCGGCGTCCGGTACTCCCGGCGCCAGGGCCGCGCCCACCGCAAGTTCCTCATCCTCGCCAACCTCCTGGAGAAGTCCTATGGCGGACATGCTGAAGAAGTCCCAGAAGCAGGAGCGGCGGGGAGCGGAACTCCTCGGCGGGACGGTGAACGCGGGTAGCGGAAACGGCTGGGTCCGGAAGAACGACGTACGGACCCCCGAGTACTCCGTCGAATACAAGGTCACCGGCAAGAAGCAGTACGCCCTCAAAGACGCCGAACTCCAGACCGCAGAGAAACAGGCCCTCCTCGACGGCAGGGAAATGCTCTTCGGGATCCAGATGGACAGCGGAAGGAACTGGATCGTGATGTCCGAGGAGACCTTCCTCACGCTTAATACCAAGGCGTTCCCGGACGCCGACCCGGACGGGGTGCTGTCGTGGTAATGCACCTGCGTCTCAACGCACCTGAATGGGACGGCGGGGGAAACCCGGACAAGGAAGCCGCTTGCCGGAAGTTCCGCCCAACGAGAGAGCACGACGACTTCTTCGGTGACGGGACCGGGGAGGAATCCGAAGCCAAGCACATCTGCAACGGCACCTATACCGGCAGGGTCTGTCCGCTGCGTGAACAGTGTCTGCAATTCGCTCTGGTCAACAACGAGCACTACGGAGTCTGGGGCGGCCTGACCGTCCTGGAGCGGGCCTACATCAGGAGGTTCGTCCCCAAGAACGAATGGAGTTACGACCGTGCCCCGAGCCGGGAGGACATCGAAGCCGTCTGGCCAGACCGGCTCCCGCCGGAAGACGACGAAGCCGACCGGGAAGATGGCGGAACTGGCAGCGACGAAGAAGAACAACTCGCTGCTGCTGGGTGACATCCACAAGCACCTGCTGGACCAGCACGACAAGCCCACCGACCGGCGCCAAGACATCATCCACCCGTCGGAGATGGCCAAGAGCGACTGGTGCCCCCGTCAGACCTACTACAGGCTGGCGGGGGCTCCCCCCGAGAAGGGTCGCAGTTTCTCCGCGCAGTTGGAGGCGGTCTTTGAGGAGGGGCACGGGATCCATGCGAAATGGCAGAAGTGGCTCCAGCAGATGGGTCGCCTGTGGGGCAAGTGGCGCTGCGGCGAGTGCGGATGGACGAAGGTCGCCACGGGCGGTGTCCTGCACTGCGAGCACTGTGACGCCCGCCAGCCCCTGGAGTATCGCGAGGTGCCCGTGGAGGCAGAGGAAGGGTTCCTGATCGCCGGACACGAGGACGGCGCCGTCGAGGACCTGAACGCCCTCGTCGAGATCAAGTCCATCGGACTCGGCACCGTGCGCTTCGACCAGCCCGAGCTGCTGCGCGAGTACACGGTCAAGACCGAGGACGGCAAGACAGTCGTCGACCTGGACGGCCTGTGGAAGGCCCTCCGGCGCCCCTTCGGCAGCCACATCCGGCAGACCCAGATATACCTACGGCTCTGCCAGGAGATGGGCCTGCCGTTCGACAAGGTCATCTTCCTCTACGAGTACAAGGCGACGCAGGCCCACAAGGAGTTCGTCGTCAAGTACAACCCCGAGATCGCCGAGCCGCTGTTCGAGACCGCGCTCGACATCAAATACGCCCTGAAGAAGGGCAAGCCGCCACCCCGGCCGGAGTTCACCGGCCCGGACAAGAAGGTCTGCAAGGACTGTCCGTTCTTCAACACCTGCTGGGAGACCACCACCGATGAGCAGAGCAGTAGCACGGCGGGGCTGGGAAGCGGTCCAGACCCCGAGCCAGAAGGCGATACGGCGGATGGAGCGGGACGACCTGTACCTGCCTCCGAAGCCGGAGGGAGACGCGCCCGAACTGCCCCCGGATCCCACCGAACTCGACGACGGCGAACTGATGGCACTGTTCGCCAGGACGACAGCGTGGGTGGAGTACACGGGCAGCCGTCTGGCAGCGGCGGAGGTGGACGAAAAGTCGTGCGTCGACACACTCGAAGCGCATAAGGCCCTATCCGCCGTCCGCAATGCCGGTGCGAAGACAGTGACTCAGGCGAAGGCCATGGCCCACGAGGACCCGGAGTACATAGAGGCCCAGGAGGCCAAGACGGCCGCCTACGCCTACCGGAAGATGCTCCAGGCCCTCCACAACTCCGCCGAACTCCGCAACACCCTGCTGAGCCGCGAACTGACCCGCCGGGTCGGCCGTGGTGACCGTGAGGGCCGCGCGGGGCGGATGAACGCGTGAGGACCGTACGCCGCACGATCACGCGCATGGAACAGCCCCGGCCCCCGTGGGAGTGGCGTCCCTCGTTCAGGGCCGGGGCTCCGCGCACTTGCCTGTCCTCCCATCGGGACCCGGTCTACGTGCGCCGTGGCGAGCACGTCTTCAAGGTCGGCCAGTTCGACTGGCTGCTGCGGATGTACCAGCACGTCGGCGTCTCGGAGCAGTCGGTTCGGTGGGAGGACTACGTCCTGTACGACCTGGATTACGAGATTCCCCTAATCAGGTTGTCAACCGATTGGATCGAGTACGTTGACAATCGTCGGGAGATGGTGTTTCGTATCCGGAAGACGGCAGCGCTCGCGGCCGGAGGGGAGATCGAGACCCCTGACGGTCCTCGCTTCGCCGTTCCGCTCAGTGCCTACACAGCCCACGAAGGGGACTGACCACCACATGACGCTTAATACCGAGACCGCCCCGTCGGCGGTCGTCACCTTCCGCTCCGAGATCACCGCGACGCTCGACACGGAGAACCTGGCCGGGTCCGACGCGAAGATCTGCAAGGCCGCCCGAGTCAGCACCATCGGCGCTGCTGCGGCGGAGACGAAGGAAGCCTCGGGCCTGATCAACTACCTGATGAAGGGCCGCCACGGCAGCCCCTTCGAGCACGGTCAGATGTCCTTCCTGATCGAGGCCCCGATCTTTGTCGCCCGCGAGTTCATGAGGCACAGGGTCGGCTGGAGTTACAACGAAACCAGCGGCAGATACAGGGAGTTGGAGCCGGTCTTCTACGTCCCCGGCCCCCACCGCCCGCTGCGGCAGACCGGCAAGGCAGGGGAATACCGCTTCGAGCGGGGCACCGACGAGCAGCACCTCTCCGTCGAGCACTCCCACAGCGTCATCTACCGAGCGGCCTACAGCCACTACCAGCAGATGCTGAAGGACGGCGTGGCCCGCGAGGTGGCCCGCAACGTCCTGCCGGTCGGCATGTACACCTCCTTCTACGCCACCTGCAACCCGCGCAGCCTGATGCACTTCCTCGGTCTGCGCACGACGAGCGAGTTCGCCGCGTTCCCCTCCTTCCCGCAGGAAGAGATCGAGCGCGTGGCCATGGACATGGAAGCCGCATTCGCCGAGCACTTCCCGCTCACCTGGGAAGCGTTCCTCGACAACGGAAGGGTCTGCCCGTGACACGCCGCAACGACGACCGCCCCACCGCCATCGCCCTGGGCAGCATCCTCGCGATACTCATCGCGCTGTCCCTCTGGGCACACGCATCCGCCCCTTGCGGCCTGTGGTCCTGGGCCCCGGTGAAGGACGTACCCGCGCGGTGCCTGATGCACCGATGACCGCCATCACCGTCACCATCGTCATCAGCGCGGCCGTCTACGCCGTCAGCCTGCTGGTCATGCTCTGGCGCCTCATAGAGACCCAGGCCCGCCTCGACCGCACCGAGACCGAGTTGCAGATCGAGCACACCCGGCGCCTCAGCACGGAGGATCAGGCGCTGCAACTCGTCGAGAAGGTCACCCCGCTCATCGAGAAGACCGACTGGATGACCGGCCGCTGGAGCGGGCAGTTCAGCACCCTCGTGCGGATGGAGAACGACCGCAACGACCTGGTGGACAACGCCCGCCGGTCGATCTGGTCCATCCCCCTCGTAGCCGACCACATCAAGAACAACTACGGAGCAACGAAGTGAACACCACCACCGCCCCTGTCGACGCGGACACCGAGATCGTCGAGTCGTGGCTGCCGCAGTACATCGGCCTCCACGGCTTCGCCGGGGCCGGTAAGGACGCCGTCGCCAAGATCCTCGCGAAGTACGGGTACACCCGCGTCGCCTTCGCCGACGTACTGCGCGAGGCCCTGTACGTACTCAACCCGGTCATCCTCTTCCACCCGTACGGCGAGGACCAGCGAGTCCAGGACCTGGTGGACCGCCACGGCTGGGACGAGGCCAAGCGCCAGTACGAGGAGATCCGCCGGATGCTCCAGGTCCTCGGCACCGAGGTCGGCCGGGAGATGATCGACCAGAACGTGTGGGTCGACTCGGTGTTCAAGAAGTTGGAGGAGGGCAAGAAGTACGTCTTCACCGACGTCCGCTTCGTCAACGAACACCACGCGATCGACTCCCGCCTCGGCCTGCTGGTCAAGATCGACCGGCCCGGCGTCGGGCCCGTCAACGACCACAAGTCCGACAAGGGCCTGCCCGACGAGTGGTTCGACGTCCGGATCGTCAACGACGGAACGCTGGAGGACCTTAATACCAAGGTCCGCGAGATCCTGCGCCTCGCGTGACCACCCCCAAGATCTGCAAGGACTGTGAGCCCGGGAGCAAGCGCCCAGCGCCCAATCCCGGCCCACGGTGCGCAACCCACTGGCGCGAGGAGAAGGAGCGGCGCAAGAAGGCCGCCCACGAGAAGCGCGTCCAGACCACCTACGGACTCGGTGACGGCGACTACGACACGCTGTACGAGTCCCAGGGCGGGAAGTGCGCGATCTGCCGCCGCGCCACGGGAGCAACCCGGCGCCTGTCGGTCGACCATGATCACAAGACGCTGCTCGTGCGAGGACTGCTATGCCGACCATGTAACGACATGCTCGGCCACTCCCGGGACGACCCCGAGTTCTTCGCCCGAGCCAAGGGGTACCTCGAAAAGCCGCCAGCGCAGGATCTAGGCCGCTGGTACGCACCGAAGTAACAACTCCGCACGCAGCAGGCCCCGGGCTGGTATCTAACCCCCGGGGCCTGCTGTCATTAACACAAGAATCCTGCGTCTCCGTATTCTCGAATTGTGATCAGAATCGGACACACAGGAGTCACCAATGGGAGTTCAGTACGACGACGAGGGGGCGCCCGGTAACGAGGCCATCCTCCGCGTCAAGAGTTCTTCGTCCGCCGCCAGCCTGGCCAGCGCGATTTCCCACGCCGTCTACGACGGTAAGCGGGTCACCCTGCGGGCCATCGGCGCCGGTGCGGTAAACCAGGCCATGAAGGCCATCGCCATCGCCAACAGTTTCGTGGCGCCCCGGGGAATCGTGCTCGACTGCCGCCCCGGATTCACCACCGTAACCACGCAGGACGCCGGAGATATCTCCGCCCTCCTGCTGCGGATCTTCGTCCACTGAGGTTCTAATCCGCTGCCTTTCCGTCTTTACACTGGGTTTGATCCAGTGGAGGCGAAATGAATGGTGTTTCGGACGGGCGTAACGGCTCGTTTTCGACGGGTGCAATGGAGACAAAGTACCCGTCCGCGCAGCCGGTACGTACTCAGCGCTTTACCCCGACTTCCGTCTTTGACGAAACCCAGGTACGCGGCTCCGCAAACGGACTGGGTTCCGAGGACTACGACCGCAAGCGCGTCGGCGGGGGAATGGCCCCGTCTCTCAACGGCGCCTCGTCGCAGACCTACGACAGCCGCTTGTGGATCGACAAGAACCCGTACCGCACCATCGGCGGCTAACCCAAGGAGCCCTCAGTGGCGAAGAAGAAGACCGACGTCGTGACGACGGACAACCCGTCGCTGCGGCCGACCATGGGCACCGACGCCTCCCGGCTGGCCAACACCGCCAAGCCGGTCAAGGGCCGGTCCGTGCCGAAGAAGAACCAGGCCAAGGGCGGCTTCCTGGAGGCCGCGACCGCCACGCACCGGCCGTCGATCATGGAGCGCAACGGCGCCTCCCTGCACCCGACCGCCGTCCTGTACCAGGCCAACGCGGCCGAGGCCGGTGTCGTCCAGCGCAACGTCGTGACCGTCCCGAGCGCCCTCGGCAACCGGGACTTCTACCTGCGTCGGCAGTACCGCCAGGGCATGTGACGTAGGCAGCAATGTCCAGCAACTGGCAGTACGCGACGCCGTACGCCATCGGACAGCCGGGCGCTCCAGTGCGCGCGAACGGAGGAGCCGGAACAGATGCGCTCTCCTTCCGCGATGGTCTGGACGCCCGGCGCGCTGCTATGGGGGCCCGCACCCCCTCGGCGGAGTACCCCGACGGCTACCTCGGCACGATCAACGACAGACGACGCGACCGCGTCATGGAAGGCGTCCAGAAGCGCCTGACCGACCGCAGCTACCAGCGCGGTGTCCACAAGGGCGACATCATCGACCGCTCCGACTACTTCTGGCCGGACGTCGGCGGGGTCAACCCGCAGGCCGGTCTCGTCTACCAGGCCAAGGGCCTGAAGTGGACGCAGAAGGGCGACGTCACCGAGCGCCTGGCCCACATGGGCAAGAACACCGCCCTGTCCCCCGAGGAGATGGCGGCGCTCCAGCAGAAGTACGGCATCTCCGAGGTCATGGCCGACATCGACCCGGTGCGCAGCGAGCGGATGAAGAAGCTGCTGCCGTCCGCGTCCCCGTACAACTCGCCGGACCAGTGGAGGTGACCGTGCGCAACCAGGAATTCCGAGGCCAGATCCAGGCGATCAAGAAGGCCAGTCCGAAGAACCCGGCGCAGTCCATACGCGACGCGCAGAAGACCCAGGGATGTGGCGGCTGATGGCTGGCAAGACCCCCGCACAGAAGGCAGCGGACACCCGCACCTACAACAAGACCGTCAAGGAGGCGACCGGCAAGCGCGAGTCCTTCGAGGCGGCGAACCCTGAGCGGTTCAAGACCATCCAGGACCACCCGGGCGCCGGTCGCACCCCGCGCCAGTCGTACTCCCTGATGGGCAACACCGACAAGGCGCCGAACCTGCACGGACAGATGGAACTCGCGGGCCCGGAGGGATCGAACGTCTGGCACGGCCAGCACACCATGGCCCCGGCCAAGGACATGATGCCGGTCAACCGGCGGTGGGAGGACTTCGCCCCACACGAGCAGGCCCGCGTGCTGCGCTCGGCCGCGAAGTTCGGCGTCACCCCAGACTCCGCGCACCGCTCCCTGGCTGCCCAGGTCGACCGCGCCTACGCCCACGAGGGCGGGCACCACGACAGTTTCTACAGCCCGGCCGAGGACCACACCCGCGACGGCTCCCTGTCGCCGCGTGCGCGCCTGAAGGTGTCGGCGAAGGAGAACGGCGTCCCCTTCGGCGTGCAGGCCGCTGCGAACGCGATCACGTCCCCGCAGAACGTCTTCGTCCGGCCGGACAAGGAGACGGGCAAGGCCGTCTACCCCAACGACGAGGCCGCCAGCCACGCGATCCAGTGGGCGAAGTCCGGGAAGACCGGCGACGAGTACCACTACCACAAGGACTACTACGTCCCGCGTGAGGACAAGGTCGAGAAGACCGTCAACTCGAAGTCCGGCAAGAGGACCACGCTGGTCAAGAAGGACAGCGACACCCGGGCGTACCCAGCCAACGGCTACCCCCGTAACCACGCGCTCGCGATCGACGTGACCCACCAGGTCCTCAACGGCAAGCAGTTGCGGGATGCGTGGAAGCCGTCGGCCGGTGAGAAGGTCTCCGCTTACCACAACTCCTGGGTCGACCCGCACGGCTCCTCGCAGTTCTGGGTGTCCGACACGCACTCCGGTGGTGGCGCCTTCGCCCCGCACCTGGAGGACAAGAAGGGCTCGAACAGCCAGGAGGCGTACATGGGCATCAAGGGCATCCACGCCTTCCACGACCATGTCGCGCGGAACGTGATGCAGGAGCGGGGCCTGAACTCGCTCACCAACATGCAGTCCGCCCAGTGGAGCGAGGAGAAGCGGCGACGGGGCGACAACCACGACGCCTCGCTTAATACCTACGGCAAGTCCGGCGGGCTTAATACCTCGGTCCACCCGGGCCAGCAGAAGTTGTTCTAAGCCATGCAGAATGCGGATTCCGTCTACGACCGGACGCATCCGTGGGCCTCTCTTCCCGAGCGGATTCTCACGGATGCGCTGTCGGTCGCAAACATTCCGGGCGACGTGCTTGCACTCCAGAGCGCGCCGCCCCCGGTCGTCCGGCCTCTTTTCCCGCCGAGGTTCGGATATCGGGACACGGCCCTGGGAATCCAGGACGTGCTCCAGGTTGATAAGACGTTCCCCTCGCCCTCGACGAACTTCTACTCCGGAACGCAGGGCGGATACTCTGGTAGTTCAAGGCCAACCATCGGGGGCTTCTAATGTCCAAGCACAAGAGAGTTCACCGGGCCGACGACAAGAGACGCTCCGGCCTGTCCGACAACGTGAAGTGGAAAGCGGACCAGGGATCCACCGGATCCGCTAAGCCGCTCGTCGGTCTTTTCAACGACCGGCGTGGGGCGAACGGCAACGGAAAGCGAGCGAAGTAATGGCGTACGCACCCTCGCGTTCGATGAACGCGGAACTCAATGAGGGCGCCACCGACGGCAAGTACAAGAAGATCGTCGTCGACCGTGGCGGCCTGGGTGTCGCCGACTCGGCCACCGTGCGCCACCGCGTCGACCTCAACGACGTCTGGTACGGGCGCCACGAGGACGAGGTCAAGGTCCGCCCCGACGGCAAGGCCGTGCACACCCCCAACTACGTCCAGACCCCACCATCGCAGGCAGGATTCTGAACACGATGTCTCTCCACGGAGTCGACCTCTCCAACAACAACGACGCCGCGCACATCGCTGCGGCCATCGCCAACAAGAACAACGCGTTCATCATCGCCAAGGCTTCCGAAGGCGAGCACACGGGCGACACGAAGCATGCGGCGATCGTGAAGGCCGCCAGGTCCGCGCACAAGGCGTTGGGTCACTACCACTTCGCCCACCCGACCCAGGACGCGGTCACGGAGGCCAAGCACTTCCTGTCCGCTGCGGGCGCGCTGCCGGGCGAGGTCCTGGCGCTCGACCTGGAGGCATCCGAGGGTTCCTGGTCCCAGCGGCTGCATTACGCGCTGACGTGGCTGCGGTACGTGAAGAAGGCGACGGGTGCGTCCCCGCTCTTCTACACCTACACCTCCTACATCCAGGGCCTGCGGACGGTCGCTTCCCCGGCGGAGTGGTCGGAGTTGCGTACCTACCCGCTGTGGATCGCCGACCCCAACAACCCGGCGGGGCATCCGGCCACCGAGGGCTGGGGCGCGTGGACGATCGACCAGTACGGCGAGGTCAGCAACGTCGACCAGAACCTGCTGAACGGTGACCTTAATACCTGGAAGGCCCTGGCCATCCCGGCCAAGGTCACCAAGCCTGCACCGGCTCCGGCTCCGCACCCGGCGCCCGCTCCTACCCCTGCTCCAACCCCTGCGAAGGCATACTCCATGGTCATCTACGGTTCCGGCACTGACGCGATGACGGCCGCTGCGGCCACCGAGGCGTTCCAGCCGAAGGGTGCGGTCGCCACGGCCCGCCTCGACGTCGCCCAGGCGGCGCTGAAGGCCGGGGACCAGGTCGTCGCGGTCGGCGGTCCGGCCAACAAGGCGATCGGCTTCACCCACTCCAAGCAGGGCACCGTCGCCATCGACGGCAAGAAGATCGCGGTGGACGGCGCCACGGCTGGTGACACCTACGTGCTGCTCGGCCGCTACCTGGCCACCGGCAAGTAACCATCATCGTTACGGCATCCCCGTTACGTCTTCCAAAGGCGTAATGGGGATGCTATGTTTGGTCCCTGAACAGCCCCCGCTGGAAGGAAGACATGTCCGAGCAGATACGACTGCTTCTGTGTAAGACCTGCGGCACGATGGAGACGCTGCCGGACTACGAGGGTGACCCGAGCCGGGACTTCCTCCTCGAAGCACTCGTCCAGAAGCACCCCGATCACGTCGCCCACCCGATGCTGCGCGTCGAGAAGAAGCACTGGGACTCCCCGTCGACCCGCGAGGCGATCGTCGCCCAGATCCGCGAGAAGACAGGCCACACCGGCCTCGACCCGGCGTTCTACAACGCCAAGGACACGTTCCAGGAAGACGCCCACGCCTGCTGGGCCAAGCACCTGCGCAACCCCGGATGCAACGACTACAAGTCCGCATCCAAGCGGCTCACGCCGGACACGGCCGCCGAGCGCAAGGCGGCGGGCCTGCCCAAGTACCGCAGCGCGCAGGACCGTTACCTCTGCGAGTTCTGCCCGGTCCACTCCCTCGTGGTCCAGGCGGCCCGCGAGAAGGCCGGACTCTACAAGTAACCCCCACCCGAACACATCTGGAGCACACATGCCTGACGTCCCGATCCTCGGCCAGACCAGCAGCACCCCGTCGCTTAATACCGACGACCTCACCCCCGAGCAGCGCGAGGCCCTGGCCAAGATGGCCGAGGAGAACCCTCCCGCCGAGGACGAGGTCGGCACCTCCGTCACCACCGCGTTCCTCGTCGCCATCGGCCTGGACGGCGCGGTCGTCGCCACCTCCGACCTCACCCAGCAGTTCGTGCCCCGGCGCGGCGCCACCCCCGACGACATCTACGGAGCCTCCTCCGTCGTCCTGAAGGACCTCCAGGTCATGGAGACGGCCCAGAGGACCCAGCAGGCCATGATGATGATGGGCCAGGCCATGCAGCAGCAGGCCCAGGAAGCCGCCCTCCGTCAGCGCCTCAAACTCTGAGAAATACCAACTAGAAAGCCCCCAGTCTCCATATCGGATTCTGGGGGCTTTCGCTATTCCAGATAGAATCGAAACCATGGCCGGATACGAGTTCTACCTCAATCGAGCAATCACCCAGGGAGCGCAGCCCGACATTCACACGGGCGCCTCGGGGTATTTCAGCACGCCCCAGGCAGGGCTCGACCCGCACATCTTCGACGGGGACCACATCAAGCCCGACGTACGGGACCACATCCTCGGCGTCCTTAATACCTACCTCGACGCCCACTACCAGGGCGTACGCGCCTGGATGGCTGCCTGGCTGGCCGGATCCGGCATCTCTTTCCAGTGGGCCGGAGACCGAGGCAACGGGGACCTGGACGTCCTCTTCGGAATCGACTTCCCGAAGTTCTACGAGATGAACCCTACCTACCAGGGAATCTCCGAAGCCGAATTCGCCGACCTCATGAACACCGACCTCAAGAAGAACCTGTGGCCCCGCACCGCGACCACGGATTTCCACGGCCAGGTCTACGAGGTCACCTACTACCTGAACCCTGGCACCACGTCGCATTCCATTGCGGCCATCAACCCGTACGCCGCCTACAACCTCACCGCCGATCGCTGGGACATCCGGCCGCCGTCCCTGCCCGCCGACCCGCGCAGCCTGTACCCGGCCGAGTGGTGGAAGGCCGTCGAGGACGAGAAGGCCCACGCGCGCCTGCTCGTCGACCGGTACAGCCACCTGCGCACCCAGGCCGCATCCGCCGCCCCCAACTCCCCGGCGTGGCAGAACTCCCTGACCTCCCAGAAGGTTGTCGTCGAGCAGGCCAAGGCCCTCTTCGACTCCATCCACCTCGGCCGCCGGGACGCCTTCGGGCCAGGAGGGTCCGGCTACGGCGACTACGCAAACTTCCGCTGGCAGGCACACAAGGAGTCCGGCACCGTCCAGGCCCTCAACACCCTCGCCACAGCGGACGTCGAGGCCAAGAAGGCGCAGGAGACCGACCTGTACGGGGCTCCGCTCGACTCCGCCGCCATGGCCCTGGCCAAGGCGGCTCTCTGGCAAACCCCCTACCGGAGGTCGTAATGGCCCTTCCCCAGCGCAAGCCCGCAGTCGCCGGGCCGCAGTTCGAGCAGACCGCACTGCCGGTACCGCTCGACACCAAGACATCCCCGCAGGCCAAGAAGCAGAACACCCTGCGCGCCAAGTACCACCTGACCAGAGACACCCCGCTGCATCTCCAGACGCACTACAAGCCCGGCGCGCTTAATATCTCGCATCCCGCTCCCCACCCGGGCGGGATGCACACCAAGGTGACCGCGATCGGCTCCCCGCGCGACCACGACCTCATACACGACGAGGAGCGCACCAACTACCCCCAGTCCGAGGGGCAGATGGTCATGGGCCCGCCGCACAACCCGCAGCAGTTCGGTCACCTGGACGGCCACGGCAACGTCGTCGACACGAAGATCAACGACCGGTGGTTCGAGAAGCACGGCCCGCAGATGAGCCACGGCAACGAGGCGTTCTGGAACAAGCACGCAAAGTTCCAGAGCATCTCGACCTCGGCCGTCCTGCACACCGGTCAGACCGCCTACGAGACCGGCAGTCACTCCTACATCACCGGCCCGCTCGCCCCCGACCACCCGCACGTGAAGGTGGTCGTCCAGGGCGGCACCTCGTACGTGGCCGACGCGCACCACCGGCTCGCCGAAGCGCGCGGCCGGGGAGACACCCACGTCGGCGCCCACGTCCTGAATTTGGACCAGTTCAAGGCCGAGCAGCAGCCGAAGATCAAGAAGAAGACGCCCGCCGAGGACGTCGTCGAGCACCTGGTCAAGCACCACGGCTACAGCCCGAACATGAACGCCAAGCACGCCTTCGGCGAGCACGAGTCGCTGCACCGCTTCGGCCTGCACGAGCACGAGCACGGGTGATCGGCCATGACTGCAACCGTCGCCATCGTCGTCGAAGGCGTGCTAGCCCGCGACGTCGGTGAAGCCGTCATCCACCAGGGCCAGCGCCTGTACTGGGGCCTGATGGAGACCTACAAGGTCGCCCTCATCAGCGACCGCGAGGACGTTGAGCCGGTCCAGTACTGGCTGAAGGTCAACGGCTTCAACAAGCACCCCTACCTGATCCCGGCCAGCCACCTGGATCCCGAGGACCCCGCAGAGCGCCGCATGCGGCAGATTGCCCGGCTCCGGCAGGCCGGATGCAACGTCGAGCTGCTGATCGAGCCCAATCCCCAGATCGCCGCGTACGTCATGGCCAACGGGGTCGGAGTCCTCAACTACCTGCACCCCAACTACTCCTCCCCGCGCCACCGGCCGGACTACCGCGACACCGTAACGCCCTGGTCCGAACTGGTCGGCGAAGTGGAGAGGCAACGAGCACTACGCGAAGAAGACCCGCGCCCACACATGGAGATCCTGTGACCGTCGCCCTGGTGATCACCATCATCCGCATGCTCAACGCCCTCGTCGGCGCAGCACTCGCGGCCCTGCTCCTGCGGGCCACCCTTCCCGTCTGGCGCCAGCTCGGCGCCGCAGAGAAGTGGCTGGCCGCCGCGCTGTTCATCTACAGCGCCAACGTCGCAGTCTTCTGCGCTCTCTTCTGGACCTCGCCCACCTCCGGCCGGTCCTGGATCAACGTCGGCTTCCTGATCAGCCTCGCCGCCGCGCACCGCTACCTCTACTTCGTCCGAAGGGACCCACGACCATGAGCGTCAAGGGCATCAACGAGATCACCAGCAGATTCAAGGAGCGCTGGCTCTCCCCGCTCCAGTTCCCCGGCTCGCACCGCTCCGTCGAACAGCGGCTGACCGACCTGGAGAGCGGCAAGAGCGGCCAGAAGCCCTCCAGCCCGCGCGCCAAGACCCGCGTCAAGGGACAGAAGAGTCAGGCGCCCGCCCCGCAGGCGTCCCCGGCCGTCCGCGAGGAGGTCAAGCGGGTCGGGGAAGACCACGCCTCGGACTCCTACGCCTGGCACGCCGAGCACTCCGGCGCGGCCTCCGACCTCCTGCACACCTTCAACCAGCGCATGGACTCGATCCAGGCGCAGAAGAAGCCGTCGCAGTCCGGCGGCTGGGCCGCGTACAACGACACCTTCGGCTCGGGCGCCAAGTCGACGGCCAGCCCGGCCGCTCCGGCGGCTGCCCCGCTTAATACCCCGGCCGCCCCGGCGGCCCCGAAGCCGCAGCGAGTCACCCAGCCGGGCCTGTTCGGCCCGAGCCAGGTCACCCCGGTCCGCTCCCCGCAGCAGTTCGGCCTGGCCGCGAAGTCCAAGCCGCTTAATACCCAGGCCGCCCCGGGCGGTCCGTCGGCGCCGAGGAAGCCCCGCGTGACCCAGCCCGGCCTCTTCCCGAAGAGCGCCGTCAAGCCCCCGCAGTAACCAACCCCGATTCGGAGAAACAACCCGTGGAACTGTACTTCGGCGGATCCGAGATTCCCGGCTGGCGCAAGATGCTGGCCGAGGAAGGCGTCGAGACCGTCTCCCTGTCGTACATGGGCCTGCGGCGCCGGACGAAGTTCGCCCGGCCCTGGCTCATCGCCGACCACTACCTGGAGGGCCAGAAGGTCTTCCTGGACAGCGGTGCCTACACCGTGAACAAGGCCGACGACGACAAATACTCGATCGGCGAACTCAAGGAGATCGCCGCGCACTACGAGGCATTCGTCCAGCAGAACATCGACTCCCTTAATATGGTGTCCGAGTTCGACGCGGTCGTTCTCGGACGGGAATGGATAGAGGCCCGGCGCGAGGATTTCTGGGAGGATCTGCCGGAGGACAAGTTCCTTCCCATCTGGCACGCGGAATGGGGCGTCGAAGAACTCGACCGCCTCGCTCAGCGCTATAAGCGCGTCGGAGTAACGCAAACGGATCTGGACGGACGGAATCTCGCCCCCGTCCTCAACGACATCACCCGGAAATATGGAACGCTGCTCCACGGCGTCGCAATGACGAAGCCAGCGGAAATGGCAGCGGTGAACTGGGATTCCGTCGCGTCCACCTCCTGGCTTTCCCCGTCCCAGTACGGCGACACCATCGTCTGGACCGGCCGGGAATTGAAGCGGTACCCGAAGAAATACAAGGACCAGGCCCGAAAGAGACACCGCACCCTTTTCCAGGAAGCAGGCTTCGATCCGGACAAGATCGAGGACGGTGACAACAACGAGGTCCTGCGCTTCACCATCTGGTCGTGGCAGCAACTGGCCGCCTCCATCGAGCAGCACCGTGCGCCTGACGTCGTTGCAGTTACTACTTCCGCTTCAGGGGTACTCTCCGCTTTCTCTCAAATGCAGGGGGGCACAGTTGATACGGCGACCGGAGAAATGGTCAACGGCGTAGCAACTCCCACCCCCCGCAAGGAGCGGGCACGTACCAACTTGCCGGTCATCGGCCTGGTGCAGGAGAAGGAGGTCTACACCGACCCGGACGACGGCGTGAACAAGGAGCGCGAGGTCCCGCTGGTGACCGTCCGCTCGCAGTCCATGCGCGTCTGCGCGACCTGCTTCCTGGCCCAGAAGTGCCCGGCCTTCGACAAGGACGCCAACTGCGCCTACGACATTCCGGTCGAAGTGAAGAGCAAGCAGCAGATGGCCGCACTCCAGAATTCCCTCATCGAGATGCAGGCGCAGCGGGTCCTCTTCATGAAGATGGTGGAGGACATGACCGGTGGTTACGCGGATCCGAACCTCTCCGGCGAGATCGACCGTCTCCAGAAACTGGTGAAGGTGAAGACCGAACTGGAGCAGGACTCGTTCTCCGTGAAACTGGAGGCGAAGGGGAACGGCGCCCAGGCCGGGATGATCAGCCGTCTGTTCGGAAAGGACGCGGGCGAGCAGATGACCGCCCTAGACAACCCCATCTCGGCGGACCGGATGATCGAGTCGGGCAGCGGATTCATCGACGCGGAAATCGTCGATGTACCAACTTTCTACAACCAGGAAGGCTAGTTAGTACTTCTCATGAGCGCGCACGTGCATGCAGTGTCTTTCGCCGACAACGACGAGGACGCAGCAGAAGAGGTCGAGTGCAAGCGGTGCTACGGCACCGGGGAGGACCGCGACGGAGCGGACTGTGTCCCCTGCGAGGGCTACGGTACGGTGCTGGTATGAACAGATTCCGCCATCTCAAGGCCACCCTCATCGCAATCGGAATTCTCGCGGTTCCCGCGATCGGAATTTCCGTGATCCCCGAGCAGAATTCCCCTTCCCTTAATACCTCGGAATCCCAGTCGGATTCCTCCAGAACCGAAGGGGATTCCAACCCCTGGCCCGTCCCCACGGTTACCCGCTACGTGGAGCTGCCCTCGCGGCAGAATTCGGGCACGTGCAAGGTGCACATCGTGGTCGGGCCCTCGCCCGTAGTGCCTGCGCCCACTTCCACGGATACGCCGTACGCGCCCGTATACGGGCTCGCGCACACGCATTCCGTGCAGGTCAAGATTCCGTGCCCCAAGGAAACGGTCACGGAAACGCCAACTCCTACCAAGTAGTTCCCAGCCCGGTCAAGCCCTGAAAGCCGTGAGCCGCATGTGACGCAGCTCACGGCTTTCGCCGTTACGTCTTCAGAATTACGGCTTGACGATTACGGCTTTCGGAGTAGTGTTCTCCATGCCAACACCAACCGGCCCCGAAACAGGAGGACCCCATGGCCCGCGACACCAGCGTCCGCGACTACCTCGCCCTGGAGACCAAGTACGCCGAGGTGTTCAACCTCGTCGGCCAGGGCGAGGACCTGAACATCGACGACCTGCGCCGCGCCCTCGACGACATCTACAACGCGGGCCGCGACAAGGGCCGCCCCGTCGTCGGCACCAACGGGCGCACGGCCCAGTTGGAGATCAACGACCTCGCCATCCGGCTGGAGGACGGCGGCCTGTCCGAGCGCAGCGCCCGCCGCGAGGCCGAGCGCATCGGCGCCGTGATCCGCTCCGAGGGCTTCAGGCACGGTCTCGCCGAGGCCAAGCGCAAGGTCCTCGCCGCCCTCACCGGCCAGGAGGCGTGAGCATGCGCGACAACCAGAAGACCAAGGTCTACAAGGCCGAAGACCTCGTCATGGACGTGCTCAACCGCGCAGCCCGGACCGAGGCCCGAACCTTCGACTTCTACGGCTCCCACCTGGTCCTGCCCGACGAGCGCAAGTTCGGCGACATCGACGGCGTTCAGCGCTACGTCGACCAGGTGCTCGACCTGAACTGGGTGCGCACCACCTGGCCCACCCTCGCCATCCAGCCGGTCAAGGTCCGCGCCCGCCGGGGAGACGCCCAGGCCCACTACCAGTTCGGAGTCATCTCTGTGCCCGCCCACAAGCAGGGCATCTCCTGGGCCATGCGCGAGATGGTCGTCCTTCACGAGCTGGCCCACCACTTCGCCCGGGGCGGGGAGTCCCACGGCGTGCAGTTCGTCTCCGTCTACCTGCACCTGGTCAAGGAGCTGGTCGGCGACGAGGTCGGCCTGCTGCTCACGGACGCCTTCGCCCAGCACGGCGTCGCCTTCGGCGCCCTCGTCGCAGCCTGAGAGGCCACCATGAACCTGCTCGCCTTCCGCGCCCTGCTGTTCAAGCTGCTCAACGGCCGAACCAAGCTGCCGGAGATCCACGACATCCTCAGCGTCGCCTACCTCAACCCCGAGAGCACCGGACCTTGGTCCCTGCTTGTCGAGGTGGACAACTTGGGTGAGCGGCGCTCCTACCGCATCGACATCACGGAGCAGCAGCGGTGATCTCCCTGCTCTACACGAAGTGGGACGTCGGCCTGGAGAGTTGGGCCGACTCCTACGGGTGCGACCTGGACCGGGCCCCGCTGGAGCTGGGCTACTACCTTTCCGCCGCGTCCGACGATCTGCCCGGCTGGGAGGACGCCGAAGCGTGGGCCTACCTGCTGCACACCGGCCCGGCCCGCGTGAAGGACGGCCGCATCATCCTGCACCTGCACTTCCGGCTCGACGTCGACCCGCTCAAGTGGCAGGACATGCGCGAGGACTGGGACCGAGGCATCCCCGTCGTGCACGGTGTGCGCCGGGACGTCCTGCGGTACTTCGCCTGGCAGATGTACACCAGCGGAGCCATCACCGAAACCGACGCCGTCATGACCGTGAAGCGCGCCCGCGAGGGGCGCCGGTCCTGGCAGCACCATGTACCCGAGCAGGTCCTGGTGTACCGGCGCAACGGTCGAAAGTAGAGTGCCGAAAGCGCTTGACAATAGGTTTTCGAACCCGTAAGTTTTACCTCACCAACCGCCCCCGCAACAGGAGGAGCCCGCAATGGCGGACCGCATGCTCGACAGGCTGGCCAAGATCCTCGCCCAGGCCGAGAACGCCTCCACCCCCGAGGAAGCCGCGACCTACATGAAGAAGGCGCAGGCCCTGGCCACCCTCGGCAGCATCGACCTCGCCGTGGCCCGGCAGCACACCGCGAAGAAGGAGCAGCGCGAGCAGCCGACCCACAAGCACATCACCATCGGGCAGCCGCGCAAGAACAACAACGCCCGCCTGGTCAACCTCTTCCTGGTCATCGCCGACAGCAACGACGTGAAGTGCAACATCGCGATGAACTCCACCTTCGTCATCGCCTTCGGCATGCCGTCGGACATCGAGGTCGTCGAGGTCCTGTACGCCTCCCTGCTCTTCCAGATGACCGAGGCCGCCAACGCGTGGCTGAAGACCGGCGAGTACAAGCAGGAGAAGGTCCTGCGCCAGGTGACCAAGCGCGACGCCTGGGGCACCTACAAGGACCTCGTCGAGCGTCCGATGGACGGCCGCACCGCCCGCGCCAACTTCTACGACGCGTTCACCCAGCGCATCTCCCGGCGCCTGTGGGAGGCCCGCCAGGAGGCCCTGGAGGAGGCCAAGGCGAAGACCTACACCCTCCCCGCCACGGGCGAGAACGGCGTCGAGTACGAGATCGAGGTGTCCGCCGAACTGGTCCTCTTCGACAAGAAGAAGGAGGTCGGCGCGTACTACGAGAAGGCGTCCACCGCCAAGGGCTCCTGGAAGGGCGCCAGCAGCACCTCGAACATCAGCAGCAGCGCACGTACGGCCGGGGACAACGCCGGACGCTCCGCACGCCTGGGCAGCGC